AATACAAAAAAAGAGAGTAGTATTTAACTACTCTCTTTTTTTATTTTATACTCCTGAACATAAAGTAACCATTTCCTTTTCTTCTTGAGATATTAAATTAAATCTTTCCTTAGTCCAACCCTTTACAAGTAACTCATGAAGAGTGGTTTTATCTAAAGACTCCCAAGTAGTATGCTTTACCTCTTTTAGAGTATCAGTAAAATCTCTACTCTCTTTAATGGTTTTAATAGTACCATCAGTATTATTAAATTCATTCTTAATGTCAACTTTAGAGAAGTCACCATTCTGAATACCACTATATAAACTCATTATAGTAGGTTGTAATGAGTTCCAATGTTTAGTTTTAGTAAATAAACTCTTAAAGAAATTAAGAATTCTTCTTCCTAAAGATTGCTTTTGTTCTCCCATTACATATCTTCTAAAGTCTTCTGCTAATAACTCTTCTAATTCTAATGTATTTTCTACATTATACTTAGCCTTAGCTTCAGCAAGAATAGCCTTTCTACTTTCACTATCTAACATAAGATTAAATACAGCATGAAAAGCCTCATGATATGTAGTGCCTTCTGCTGCTACATCAGATAAAGTAATAATACCTTTAGAATATTGACCCCAAGCTTTATTACCTCTACCTGCTACTTGTAATAAACCTTGTACTATTTGAACTCTTGTACCTAAAGAGAATTGAGGTAAAGCTCTTGATAACCAAGATAATTCTTCTTCTCTATTCCAAGTCTTTCTTTTCTTATCAACTTCTCTTAAAGTAAGTATAGTAGGACCTACATAATCATCATCATGAGTATCATTAGTAGGTGGTGCAGGCATATCACTATCTAACTCCTCATTAACATTGAGAACTCCAAAACTTGAAGAACTATCAGATAAATTATTAATATCATCAAATAAATCATCAATACTTTCATCTTTCTTTTCTTCTTTAGTTTCTTGTTTCTCTTCTGCTGGAATTACAGTAGGCTGCTCAATTACAGGTGAAGGCATTACAGGTTTTTCCTGCTCCTTTTTTTCCTCTTTAACTTCTATAACTTCTGTATCATTAGAGTTATTATTATTTCTATTCTCTAATAAAGATGTAGAGTTAAGTAGAGTACTAATAATCTCTCTTGTTTCAGGTTTTAAGTTGTTACCAAAAGCATCAACTACTGCCTTAGCATAGTCTGATGGATTTACCTCAGAATTAGCACTAAGAATATAAGTAGCACCATTAGGAGCAACTAATATATAATCAGCTTTTTCAACTACAAAATGGTTTGCATTTAAACCTGTATTAACAGTAGACTTAACCTGCATAGCAAGATATAACTCATTATCAGTATGATTTGTCAATCTTACTGCATGAGATTTATGTATCTTACCTTCATACTCATATGATATTACTACTTCTTTATTATGGAAATTAGGAGAGAAACTATCATACTTTTTAGTACTATCATCTACATCAACTTCTGTATTAGTAAATATCAAAGGCTTGTTACTACTTTCTTTTTTATTCTCTTTCTTAGTTTCTTTCTTTTCTGTAGTATTACTTTTAAGTTTCTCTACAGGGGTATGAGAATTATAAGTAAGTGTAATTCCTTTCTCTTTATGAATATCTAAAGCTGTATCATTAGATGTATTAGGTCCATAGTCTAACTTAAAAGGAATGATAGCTAAAGACTTGATTTCTACTCCAAACATATTTTCAAACAAGTTCTTATAAGAACTTAATTGAATTGTATATTGGTCTTTTGGAGACCTTCTATACTTAGGATTAGCCTGTACTACTGCTCCAGAAGGTAACTTCTTAGTATTCAAGAAGTTATTAACTACTGTACCATCAGATAAAGTCTGTGCTTGAGTAGATTTACCACTTGTTTTAACATCATAAATATGGAAGTTACCATTCTTATCTACAGCAAGAATATCTATTTCACCTGCTACTCTTTTTCCATTAGGATATTTAGTATAAAGAACTATATTATTAGCATAGAAAGTCTGACCATTCTTAACAATATTATCTCTGATTTCTTTAAGACTTTGTAATAAAGTATTAAATACTCCTTCTGACATACCATCTGGCTTTCTAACTTCTACACCATTAAAGAAATCTCTTACTACAGTATCTACCATAGTACCATTCTTTAATGCTCTTTGAGAGAATATAGAATTATCTTTCTTTTTCTTTACAGCTTCTTCAAGTAAATTATAAATTTCTTGTCTTGCAGTTGCAGAATTATCTTCAAAGTAAGGCTCTAAGTTTATACCTTCTTTAACATACTTATATTGTAAACTTTGTAGTACTTCTTTCCACTTTGCTAAGTCATTAGCTGCTTTGTCTATCTTCTCTTTATCATATTTAATAGCTTTCTTAATACTATCAGAACTATCATATTGAGGACCAAACTCTTCATCTATTGCAGAATGTACTCTTGAATAAGGATGGTATTCACCATCTTCTTCTAAGATATAATAATAATCACTATCTGTTTTAGATTTATCTACAGCCTCTTGTGACTTATCAATAGCAGCTAAAGTATCTTTAGTTTTTTCAGATTGATTTTTCTTAGTAACTCCAAACACTTTATCTATAACTGCTTGAGCTTCAGCACCTTCTAAGAAAGTACCAGTAGTTCTGTCTAATACTCTATTATTAGGACATACAACTTTATTGTCTGTCATTCCAATACCCTCAGTCTTAGAACCATATTGTTTATCAGCCCAATACATATAAATAAGTTCCTCAGAAGGTTCTACTTTATTACCATCATTATCTAAATAAACACCTTCTCTTGGTACATAGAACTTTTGACCTCCTATAGTATAAGTATCACTGTTCTTAGCTACAGTTGATTGTCTAAATCTTTCACCTTGTGTAGGAGCAATACTCTTAGGACTTTGAGCAGGTATCTCTTTACCATTAGCATCTAATGGGTTAGCAGTAAACCAAGTACCCTTAGTAGTTAAGGCAGAAGCATTAGTATATAAAATACCACTTTCTATCAGTCTTGAATTATAACCAGAGCTATTAATTCTTGATGCTTGTACCTGTAAAGGAAGATTATAAGATTGTAGTATAGATACTAAACTATCATATACATCCTTTGTAGGAGTTTCAGTAACTTTTTCTTCTGAACCATTTTCTGTAACTACTATAGATTTAGATGATAATTGGATAGTTCTGTTATCATTTACTATCTTATTATTGTCATCTATAATAAAGTCACCATTAGAGTCTAACTTAGGTTTACTAATTTTAAGTAATGAACCATGTTCATCTTCAATAAAGTTAATATTAATACCTCCTAAATATAGAACCTCTTTAAGTTCTTCTACTAAATCCTTTAATACATCATTATCTTGAACCTTAGATATTTTAGTAAGTATAGTTTTAAGGTCTTTAATTATAGGACTATCTTCATAACTTACAGAATTTAAGTCCATATCTTCATTAAAGTGTTGAACTCTTACAGCTACAGGTGTATATTTACCTGCACCATTAGGAACTAAAGCATATAAAGCACCATTCTTATTAGACATAGAGTTAGGTAAAAGAATATCATCATTTGATATTGTAGAGTCATTAGTTACAAAACTACCATTCTTTACAATAGCAAACCTAACTGTTACTCTATTGTGCTTTTCTACTATACTATTTAGATTATGTTCTTCTTCAGTATAAGGTACTTTACCTATCATAACCTTATCTACATGGGTTCTATATTTAACTGACTTAAAAGTAGGATTTTCATCAATTTCTTCAAGTTCCTTACCTTCTCTTTCAGCTTTCTCTTTAGCAAGTGCTATTTTAGATTTTGTTACCTTCTTAAAACTTTCATACTCATCTTTGATACCTTGTACCATTTCATATAAACCCTCTACTTGTTTGAGTTTATTTTCTGCTGTAGGTAATGAGCCTACTATAGTACCATTAACAGACATGAATATAGTACTTTCATCAAATTGAGGTACAATAGTAAATACTACTGAATCACCTGCTTTTACTCTGCCTTTATTAAGAGCATCAAAAGCACCTTGTTCTACTAAGAAGTTATAGATTTTATCAAAGTCTAATCCTTCCTTTTCTTTAACTACTACATTAAAAGGTCTAAAGTCACCTTCTCTACTACCATCAATAGACAACTCTGGAATTATAGGCTTAATATATACTACCTTTGCAGTAGGAGACCCTGTAGGTACAGGTTCAATAGTCCTACTATTTAATTCCTTTACATCTTCTAAGTTTTTCTCAGAAGTAGAACTACCTACAGGCTTTTCAATTTTAGGTTTCTCAACCTTTGGTTTTTCCTGTTTAGGTTCTTCTTTCTTTTCTTCTGTAGTCTGACTATTATTTTGCTTTGTAGTAGGTTGTACTTTAGTAGGTTCAGAAAATTTAGATAACCACTCTTTACCTTTCTTAGCTGCAATAATAGCAGTAGCAAAATTCACTTTGGCTTTCTCTACTCTATCTACTAATTCATCTGGGTCTTCAATACCTTCATTATCTAAGAAGTCAGGATTATCAAGACTCTTAGTATATACTTCATCAGAGTTATTAATACTTTCTATAAATGCTTTTGAAGCCTTTTTAGCATCTGATAATTCACTATCTGTAAGAGCAGCTTTCTCTAATTCTTTATTTATAAGGTCTTCCATTTCCTTTATCTTCTTATACTCAGAAGCTAAAGGATTTTTTTCAGTAGTTAAAGACATTAAAGCTTGATTAGCTATAACCTCATCATTACCTTTAAGTATTTCTCTAATACCTTGTATATTCTTAGCTTGTTTAAGTTTCTCTTTTAACTCTTCAACCTTAGTATTATTCTCATTATTAATAGCTTGCTCTGTAACTTTTTGTTTTTCAGCTGCTAACTTAGCAGGGTCAGTAGTATATTCTTTTAACTTATTATTAGCATTTATAAGAGCAGATGAAATCTTTGCAGAGTCTTTAAGGTTTTCTTTATATTTTTCTAACTCTCCAACACTAAATAAATCACTACTTCTAAAGTTATCATCTATTAAGTCTGTAAGTTTATCTATCTCACTATAATCTCCTTTATCAGTATCTGCAAGTAATCTACCATCAGTTACATAAATTCCTTTTAATAAACCTAATAAAGTATTACCATCACCAATATAACTTTTAAGTCTTTTAATTCTTTCTTTATCTCTGTTTTCACTTTTATCAGCTTCAAGTGCTTCAAGTGTACCAGTTAAGTTAGAAATAAATTCCTCAGTTCTCTTTATTAAAGTATCAGTAACAGGTCTTGTTTCCTTATTAAGACTATTAAGTCTGTCTTTCCACAAGTCAGATTTAGTCTGTAACCATGTAAGTTCTGCTACTTGGTCATCAGTTACATCATCCCTTACTATACTTTCAAAATAGTCTTTATTCTTTCTGTAGTTATCTAAAGTTTTAAGTAAGTTTTCTCTATTCTCTGTTATAGATTTTCTTACTTCTTCCTTACTTAAAGGATTACCATTATTATCTACATAAGGACCACTTACTTTATTATTTTCTTTTAGTTTTTCATTCTCAGCTTCTAAAGATTTTATCTTAGCTGTAACAGTTTGAGCTGCTGCTTGAGTACTTTCAAATGCTGCCATAGCATCATCATCTTTTTCAGCCATGTAACTATAAGCATCTAAATCATCAGCAAGTGATTGTTGCTTTTCTCTAAGTCTTGCTATTACATTATTATTCTGATTAATCTGTTTAGTAACATCTTCTGATTGATGATTTTTAGTAGTAGCTTCAATAATGTTATCTATATCTTCATCAGTCATATTTTCAGATGCCATTTTAATTACAGACTTTAATTCATCTAATTTACCTGCATCATCAAACATCTGAATATCAGAAACTAACTGAGAGTCATCAGCATTCTTGAAATCAAATTTACTATTTCTATCTACAGCTTCTTTTTTCTGATTTTCAAAAGATACATGTCTAACTAAACCTTGATAGTAAGGTAACATTTCCTTACTTCTTTTATTCATGTAGTCAGCTAACTCTTGACTTCTTGCTTCTTTCTTATTTTCTTCTTTAATTCTACTAAAGATATTATCTTCTAATACAATAGGAGACCTATAAGTACCATCAGCATTCTTAGCACTTCTAAATTGAGGCATACCTACTAAACCTGTTAAACCTCCTATAAAAAATTCCTGCCATGCTTCTGGGTCTGAAACAGTATCTTTTACACCTTCTGCAAATGACTTACCCCAACTAATTACTTCTTTAGTTGCATTAGGGTCATATTTACTTTGTATATAGTTCTTTACTACATCTTGTGAGTGTAAACCTGCAATATTACTTGCTGCATATTGTGAAATTTCCTCAGTACCTTCTGAACCAAAAGATTTACCAAAAGCCTTAATAAGTTTAGATGTGTTACCTGTCTTTACAGCTTGAAAACCCTCAGCTAAACTACCTGTAACATTAGCATCTCTAATTGCTGATGAAAAACCTTTACTATATAATTTACCAAACTGAATAACATTAGAAGCCATAAGTATAGGTAAATTCATAACTAAGTCAGCATTACCCATATTAGCTGCTTGCTCTTCTATTGCCTTTCTTGTATCATCATACTTATTTTGTAAATTAGCTACAGCCTTTTTATATTCTGGTGAATTAACATCATACTGTTGTTGTAACTTAGATAATTCATCTTGATACTGAATACTTGCATTAGCTATTTGAGCTTTCTTCCAATCAGTAGAATTATTCAATGCTTCAGTTTTACCCTCATTAAGTGCTGACATAAAAGCACCTGTAAGCATAGTAGAAGCATTAGCCACTGAGCCACTTACCTTAGCTAAACTAAGTAAACCTTTCAAACCTTTACTAAATATACCACCACTATAAAAAGCACCTATAGAGAAACCAAGATTTTTAATAAATTTATCTCCTAAAAAGTTAGCAGTAAATATATTACTCCATGGATTATCTATCTCATCTTGTGTATAATAGTTAGGCATAGCTTCCTCAGAAGCATCATTAACTTCTTTTAATAAATTAGATACAGGATTATCCCAAAAACCTGTTAAGAATTTCTCAAAACCATTTTGAGATTTATTAGTAGAAGAGGATATATTATCTATACCATTAACTATACCTGCTGCTGTACCTAAAATACCATCAACAAATGTAGTAGCAGCTAATACACCTGCCTTAGCTAAACCTGCACCTAATTTAGAATACCAAGGTTGGTTATTTGCTCTTTCATCATTTAGATTATAGAAAGCATCACCACTTACAAAATCATCATCAAACATTGAGTCACCAAAACCATTACCTGTTTCTGGGTTAAATAATGATGTTCTTATATGTTGGTCATCTAAAGTAATATTATTACTTATGATATTTTTAACTTTAGTTGCAGTATTATAATTCTGCATAAAGTCATTATATTCTTCAGGACTTACAGCATTTTGCTGCTGTAAGTCCCTATAGTTTTGTTTACCAACCTTTGTTAAATCAACTGGTTTTGAGTTCTTCTTATTTGTCTTAAAAAACTTTGGCATAATTTTTAATTTTTATTGTCCATAGAAATTTCTTTCTACTTCACTTGACTTAGTTTTTGATGTTTCAAACATACCTATTGCATTATCACCAGCAGCATTAAGTGCCATTGTAATAGCATCATTAATAGGTACTTGTATTCCCTTTGCATAAGGTACTGTTATATTACTTCCCTTAGCTTTTCTTAAATCAAGTAAACCTTGTAATGTACCTATATTACCTGTAATCAAAGCATCTACATTATGATTTATAGAAGCCATAGGTAATCTAATTACCTTACCATCAGAAGTATCAGTTCCTTTAGTTTTAATTTCTATATAATTACCATGTTTACCATATACAGAAATAGCAGATTGTATATCAGTATTCTTTAAGTCTCTAACATTAATCTTTGAAGAGGTACTCTTCATTTGATAACTATTCTTATCTTTAACTCTCTTATATTCATATACATCACCCTTATCATTTGCAGCTTGACTTATGAATGATAATACATTGTCATAATCTGAACTATTAATTGCTCTTGTAAATTCAGTAGCTTTAGTAGCATCAAATCTTCCATAGTATGTATCTCTTATAGAGTTAATCTTGTTATCTTGCCAACCTCCTCTTCTAATCTTATTACCTTGTAAACCAAACATACCTTGTAATCCTAATCTCTTAATCATATCAAGAGTAGGTGTTCTTGGTATATTAATTGTTGTGCCTCCTCCAGATACTGATGGTCTTATATCTAAATCACTAAATTTTATTCCTTCTTTTTCTCTATTCTTGAAATCTTCAACAGCTTTAGCTTCTTCCTTAATTTGTGCCATTACTGAATGTTTAGCATACCATCTACCATCTTTCTGATATATAAGGTCTTTAAGTTTTTCCCAATCATTTGCATTAGCTTGTTTCTCAGCATCTGTTAATACATTTCTTTCTGTATAATTAGGTGCTGCACCTATCATACCTTGTGCTGCTTGAGCTGCTGCTGCTTGAGCTTGTAAAGTATATTGATAGTTCAATAAATCTTTTTGATTTTGATGAGCCTGTTCTTGTAAAGTCATACTATTTCTAAGTTGTAAATCTGACTGTGCTTTTATGTCATTTATAACTTGAGTTTGTGTTTGACCTATTGCTTGATAAAGACCCATATCAATATAACTCTTTGCCTTATCTTGTATATCTTTACTATATCTATCTAAGCCAGCAGTTTGTGCTACTCTATTTCTTAAATCCATTAAGATTTGAGAAGCATTAGGTGAACCTGCTATAACCGCATTTACAGCATCCATAGTAAAACCATTCTTTTTAAGATACTCATACTGATAAGGAGTAATATGCTTTAACAATGTTTCTCTATCTGTAGTAGCTAACTTAGCAGCAGCTTGTGCTGACATAGCCATTAATTGATTACCAGATAAAGAGTTATAAGATAGGTTAGGATTAGTTGTATAATCTCTTAAAGAAGTAGTTGCAGCATCTCTACTAAACATTAATGAAGGATTTTGCATTTGAGCAAGTCTTTGTTCTTTTACTTGATTTGCTCTTTGTACACCTGCATTAATTAGAGGTGTAATCTCATTATTATACATTTGTTTAATTTGCCACATCTGACCTCTCTTTAGACCTTTTAGACCATAAGAACTAAGACTATCAGCAACACTTGATAAGTGTGCTGCATAGTCTTTATATTTTTTAATCTCCTCTTGGTCAGTAGCATTGTTAGCTAATTTAAGAAACTCAGCAGCTTTACTATCATATTGTGCTAAGGTATCTTCTAACTGGTCATGCCTTTGTTGAGCCATTAAAAGAGGTTGTACATACTCTTGAAAAGAATAAGGTCTAAATGTAGAATTAATTTGTAAACTATAATTAGCCATTATTTCTTACCTCCTCTATAAATAGTTTGTCCTCTACCACCTGATATATAATCAAATATAGAGTTAGCTTGATTTCTATTAAAGTTATCAATTCCTATGTTACCTATATTATTAAATAGGTTAGTAAGGTTAGCACTCTTAGCAGCAGATATTCTTGCATCAATAGCATCTCTCATAGCAGCAGCTTGACCTAAACCTTGTAATTGGAAGTTTCTAAGCGAAGCAAATGCTTGTTGATTAGCCATCTGTGCTTGTAAATTATTTGAAGAATTATATTGGTCAGTACCTCTATTAAACTCTTCAACTTGCTTCTGTAGAGCATCATTATATTCAAGTCCTTGTCTAAATAGATTACCTTCTTGAATACCTGTGTTATAATCAGCTGCAAGCAATGCTGCATTAGTTATACCTTGATTACCATTAGCATTATTTCTAATAGCATTTCTTGTAGAACCTGCTTGAGAGTGTAATAAATTAAGTCCATAATTATAATCTAATGGGTCATACTCTAAATAGTTACCTATTGGAGTAGGATTAACAGGTATATAATTACCTTTGTTAGCAAGTGCTTCAATCTTTCCTACAGCAGAGTAGTCAGGTTTATTTGATAAACCTAATAAGTCTGAAACTACTGAAAGACCTGCTCCTACTACTGGAGCATATCTCATCCAAGTAGGTAAAGGTTTATATTCTGTATCATTAGTAGCTGGCTTAATATTATTTATTGGTTGCTTTTTAAGTTTAGACAAGTCAGGAGCTTGAATATTATCAACACTACCCAACATAGTATTAAAGGGTATGTTAGGTGCAAGACCTAAAGTATTTAACATATTACCCTTACCATAGTTTAGATATTGGTCTGGACTATAAGTAAGTCCTGCTCTACTTGCAGCATTAGTCATAGTACTAAATATATCTCCATATTCAGTAGTACCACCATTTCTAATATTAGTTCTTGGACCATTATAACCATCTACCCAAGTATCAGCTTTATCAGAAGTATTAGCACCTTTAGGTAAATAAATATTATCTGAAATACCATTAAAGTATTTATTACCTCCTAAATCATTAAATAAACTCTGATGCTTTTCAATTTCTTTTGAGTATGGGTTAGTAGGTTGAAGTTCATATGCTTTAGAATTATAATAAGACCTTTGCATCTTATTAAAGTCATTCAAAGCCTTCATTCTAATATCATATCTTTCATTGTCTGTTTTAGCATTAGCTAAATTTGTTTCTACAGACTTAAAGAAATCTAACAAACCTTGTTGTGTATATTTAGTCCAATTATCTCCTAAAGTACCAGACTTAAAACTACCAACTTTCTTTGTTTTACCTCCATCTTTATACATATTATTCATAGCAGCTAATGGTGCTAAATAAGGATTACTAAATTGTGTTGATGAACCCTGTAACATATTATATAACTGTAGTGGGTCAACATTGCTATTGTCTTTAACTGTTGTATCTATAGTTATAGGGTCAGAAGATAAATTTAATGCTACAGTATTAAAAGCATTAAAATCAAAAGTATTCTTTATTTCTGGTAAAGAGTAATTAGCATTATCTAATTGAGGTAAAGATACTGAAGTAGGAGAACTACTACCCATCATATTTTGAAAGTCTAATGGTTTATAATTACCTGCTTTACCATTAATACCTAAAGCATAATTAACACCTTTAGCTATTGCAGCTAAACCATTCTGACCTGATTTATTCATAGCTCTAATAGCTCCCTCTGGTCCAGAACTAAACTCATAATAACCAAAAGCATTCTTAGCTGCCTCTTCTACAGACTTAGAATTTTGTAAATGTTTTAGTCCATTCTTATGAGTAGTATTTAATTCATGCCATACAAAATCTAACTGATTTTCAAAAGAAGGAGAGTTACCATATTTACTAAATAAAGCTTTCTTTCTACTACCTAACCACTGTGCTATACCAAATGCTTTTGATGAACCATTTACAGCACCTGTGTTAAGACCAGACTCTCTAAGTAAATTACCTACAAGACCCTTAGCTGCATGTTCAGAAAGACCTTTTTCTTTGAAGAAGTTTACAGCATAGGCAGCTTTATCCATACTACCACCTTTTGCAAACTTATTAACACCTTCTTCACTTTTCTCTAATGAACTTTCTAATGCTTTCTGTTCTTCTTGAATAGCAGCTAAAGATGATAATAATTTATTTGTAGTTCTCTTTAGTATAGGGTCATTAGGTGACTCTTTATATTCTTCTGTAAGTTTCTTACTTATGTCAGCATAAGTCTTATTAGCATACTTACTATCTAAGTTATATTTTAATAACTCAGCTTCAGCAGGCTTTAATCTATTACTGAATACAAAGTCATTCCAAACAGTTTCACCTTCTTCAACTAAATTAGGTTTACCTTCTTCATCCATTGATATAGGAATACCACCATTAGGATTACTTTCATGTGTACCACCATTATCAATTTCCATTAAACCATCAGGAAATATAGAACCATTCATTGTACCACCAAAAGCATACTTAATTGAAGGATTAAAATTATCTCCTAACATATATTGTATTGAAGGCATCATACCTCCATAAGCAGCATAATTAGCAGCAGCATTTAAGTCATTCTTTTCATCTAAGTTATCAGCAGCTAAATTCATAGATTGAACAGCTCTTACATTACTTAACTGTCTTTCAGTATTTAATTGAGCTGCTAACTTTTTAGCTTTATTTGCAAACCAACCATCTTTACCTACTGTACTTGTATCTATATTCCCAAGCATATTAAAGTTACTTGCAGAATTTAATAAAGCATCATTTGATGAGTTATCTACCTTAAAATTATTCTGTGCTGCATTCTCTTTTTTAAGATTATCTACTGCTTCTTGATTAATCTTAGAACCAAAAGCAGCATTAGCTAAACCACCTACTACTTTAAGACCTGCACCTGCTACTGCACCCCAAGGTCCTGGGATAGCAGATGCAATTCCACTAAGACTATCTATTGCACTACCAACACCTGATGTCATTCCACCTGATATAGCATTACCTACCATACCTCCTACAGCAGAAGCAGCAGCACCTAATACTGCACCTCCAGTGCCAGAACCCATTGAGCCTAAACCCTTTCCTGCTCCTAAACCATTAAGAAATCCACCTATATCATAATAATTATTATAGTAAATAGCCTTTCTATAGTTAAGACTTTTACTATTAGGTAATTCATGTAATTTCATAATAAATTCACTTATTCATTCTAATTGCAAAGTTAATAAAATTATAATTTTATACCAAATATATAAATACAAAAAGAGGAATAAGTAACTAAAATACTTATTCCCCTCATATAATTATACATAATATGAAGTCTCAAGACTGCGAAGTATCATCTTATAATCTTTAGGATTATACTTTTCAAGTTTAATAGTAAGCCAAGGATTTCTTAATCTTTGTCTATGACTATCTCTTGGTAATAACCCTCTCCATACATTAAATTTCTTTTTAAGATTAGAGGTGCCTGCCTTTCTATAAGAAAATTCTTGAATACCTTTTTGATATTCATTCCATGCTTCTAATCTATCAAAAGATAATAAAGCCTCATAGTCATTAAATTCATTAAAGAAGTCAGCTTTATATTCAATAGAATTAAAGATTTTATCTTCTAAAGGTGTCTGTCCATTACATATAAATGTTAAACTAAAAGGTTGTTTCTTACCAAAGAAAGAGTTATATCTACCCTTAAAGTTTCTCCATAAAGAATGAGAATTAAAAGCATAGAAATTATCTTTCATATTAAACATACCTTGTGTTTTCTCATAAGACATAAATGAAGTAAACTCACCTAAGTACTCTGAAAACACTAAACATACATCATCTTTAATTAAGTAAACATCATTATGTATATAGTCATAATATGTTCTAAAATTAAGTTGGTCTTTAGGGTTCCATACTTTATTAGTATGTTGTTTTGAGAACCATTGCTTGAAACCTTTTTGGTCTGATATAGTAGATATTTGAGGGTTTATAATATATAAACCTCCTGTATTACTATCTATAAAATATAGTCCCATAGGTGACTCACATATAGACCATTTATTATTACAACCTATTACAGATGATATATACCTCTTACCCTGTACCTTACCACTATTAGCTATTTCTATAGGGACACCAGTGGTAGTAGCTATCTGTGCATTTTCATTGTAAAGTATAGTACTTATACCTTTATCTTGAAAAGCATAAATAGTATTATTGAAATTTCTAAGAGCATTAAGATTACCTTTATCACCATCTAAATCTATAGAGTTAGCTAAAGTTACATTAGTCCAAGTATCTATTTCTTCTCCAAGTATTTTAGTCTTAGACCATAATATCTGCATAGGGAAATTAGTTAATCTAATTTGAGAAGAGTCATAACTTCTATACTTAAAGAAATTATTAGACTGATTATATACAGGATTAATAAGATTATAATTCAAAGGACTAATAGCTAAACTATTATAATTTCCTCTATTTCTATCATATCTGGCATCAAGATTTATTCTTGTTTCTACCATGAATGATAATAATTCTATTATACTGTTTTGGTCTTCCTTAGTAAAAGGATAAGTTTTAATACAATCATATCTTTGATAGAAACTATCACCTTCATTCCATTCTATAACAAAATCACCATTAGAAGAAATCAAAGATGTTTCACCTCCTATAACCCATTGACTATTAGCTATATCTGCATCTGTAATAGGTCCAAAAGGATTTTCAATATCTCTATATAATTCAGCTAACCATAAATATGAATTATAATTTGTCTTATTAATAAAATCACTTTCTGATAACTTAATACCTTCTAAAGAGTACTTAGTATCTTTATTATTTGCCCACTTAAAGTAACAATCATTTAGATATTCCCAAGAGTCATTATTACTTAGATAAGGTAAAATGTTAAGAGTGTTATCACTACCTCCTAAAGATATAATAGCATGAGGAGTAGATTTATATTTCATACTCACCATATCATTAGACCATTTATCTCTGCTTTCTGGGTAATACCTATTGTTACTATTATATAGCATCTTGTTTTGACTTATAGAACTATCAAAATAATTGTCTCTGCCTTCTTCAGGTGAAACATTAAATGTAGTAGTATCTGAAGGAAAACTCTTACTATATAATACAAGTTGAAAAGATATATTAACTCTTGGTACTATTTCTACACTATAACCTTGTGTACCAAAACCTTTAGTAAATACAGGTAAATCTGCTTCATTAAAGAATGGATAATCTTCAAAGTTAAATGTAACAACTTGTGACTTAATACCTTGAGAGTCAGTATGATATAAAGTAAAAGCAGATACAAAGTTCTTTATAAATTTAATTCGAGAGTCTTTAGGTGCAGTAGATGGTATATTAAAAGTTATACTGTTATAAGCTGCTGTAGAACTTACTATAGGAAACTTAGAATAAGAAGGTAATACTTTATCTATGTTACCATAATAAATACATTCAGACTTAAAGCTATTAGGTATTTTAAGTTTCTCTATTGTAATCTCATTAGAGTGAAATACATTAGTATCTTGCACTTCTATATTAATAGGTTTCTTAAGATTATTATTAAAAGCTGAATACTTATAGTTGATTAACTTTTTATACTTTAGTACACCTCTTTTTAATTCATCTTTTTCTACTGATATAGTATCATTTAATGTACCATTTCTATGCCAAGGATAAACAATGAAACCTCTTTTATATTTAGTATCTTTCTTAACTTCTTTCTTTCTATCTTCATAACTGCAATCCATCCAAAATGGTTTACCTAATAAAGACTCACAGTTAGATATATCATAAGAAGGAGTACCAAAGTGTTCACTATAAAAACCTGAATAAACACTAAAGTTAGTACTTGTCAACCAAGCACCATTATCTGCTTGTATAGATATATTACCACTATTACCTGTAATAGGTATAGCTCCTATTATTCTCAACTTGTAATTCTTAAAGTTAGCATTCAATACATTATCATCAAATTCAATATCTGGTGAATTAAGAGTTACAATGTTATTATCTATAAAGAACATCTGTTTATTTATAGAGTCCCAATTAGGAAACTTATTAGCATCTTGAATAGTTCTTCTATTATATTGAGAACCATCTAAAGATACTATATCTTCTGTACTTATAGGAGGTATATTTTGTATCTCACAATTTACACTATTATTACCTGTTAGTGGGTAGAAAGGTCTGAACTCAATAGAACTCTCTTTAGGATTTTTTATATAAGGTCTAAAGAACCAAGAAGCCTGTGCATAAGGAGAATTAGTCATTCTATCTCCTACATTAAATACAGTAGAATTTAATACACCTTGTGCTAATATACTTCTGTTAGATATGTCTGGATAGACTATTATAGGTCTTACAGCTAAAAACCCTTCAACATTATCTATTCTACCTCTAAATATACCACCACTGCCATAGTATTTGTTACCATCACTAAAACAGTATTTATCACATTTTACATCACCTAAGAATACAGCTTCTGTCCAAGTACCATTATGTCTTTGGAATTGTAAACCTAATCTATAATATTCTCCACCTTTGAATGTTCTAAGATGGCTTGATGATTTACCTATGTTAGACTCATAAGGATAGTACCCATCTAATTCACATATTGCTAATTCTTTCTTAGTCCAAGCAAACCTACTACTGAATTGTGTTTTAAGATTAGTCTTAGTATTGACAGTAGGATTATGTTCTATCTGGTTAATACCTCCTAAGAAAAGAGTATTATCTTTCTGTGTTATTGTGTTAGCTATAATATTATAACCTCCTACATACAATAGATTAGTAGGTTCAATATTATAACCTGTTAAGTTAGAGTCAGTAAAGGTAACACTATTTAAGTCTTTAATTGATAAAGAGGTAACTACTTTAGCTGTAGGTGTAGCATTATATGAACTTCTTAATATTGAATAAACCCTAATATAATCAAATTGTGAATATGCTATATTTTCTATTTTAATATTAAAAGCACAACTTGAGTTTTTATCAGGTGATATACCTCTATTATTAGTAGATGTATATTGTAAATCACTTACATAAAATATATTACTCTCACTACCATACTTATTGTAAAATGAAAAAGCATATTGTACTATACCTGCTGGAAATACACCATTACCATCTTGTACCTTATTAATACTAACTATAGGTAAAGTACCTGTATAATTATCTATACTTTGTACAAAATCAAAAGATGTATCTATCCATTTATCTCTAATAGCTTTAGGAGTAGATATATTAATAACTCTTGGTTGATTGATACCATCTACCCAATATACTTTTTGTAACTCCTCATTCTCAAATAAAGCAAGTGACTCTATAGGATTTTTTAACTTAAAGTTTAAGTTACCCTTATATAAAACAGTGTAAGTAACAACATCATTAAAATCTACAAGATATATAAAATCTGTATCATTATTTTTAATAAAAAATACTGCCCTATCATCTATAGTTACATATCCTAATAAATAACCTTCAAGGTTAAATACTTTTTCATTACCTTTCTCATTAGTTACAGTAAGTAAAGTATTATCTTCTCTTGCTGTAAGTCTTATATTCATAGCATCATAAAGATATTCAGAAGAAACAATACTTTTGTCTATGTCTCTTCTCATACCTTTGAATGTATAATGTTGTCTTCTCTCTTGCATAATTAATGAGTTTTATAATATTCTTTATCTCCTAAGTTAGAGTAACTATTAGAGTGAGCATCTCTTCTTGGCATTAATGCTGTCCATTGATTTGCTATTGACTCTAATTGGTCTAAAGAAGGAGTCTTCAAAGAGGTAGAAGCCTGACCTACTGCCCAATCATATTCTCTGTTTATATACTCTAAAGTCTGTAAAGGTATCTTACCTTGTATGAATTGTTTTTCACACCACTTAGATTTAATATAATATTCAAGAGCATTTATAAAGGCTTCATTATCAGCTATTAAAGGATAACCATCTTCATCAACAGCTATGGCATCATATGATATTTCAATGTCTTTACAATGAGATACTATAATAACATTATTCTGTATCTTGTATTTATAAAGCATATCATTCCTATCATCTAATACAAAGCTACCTGTAGATATATCATATACTCTACCACTACATAAATCTCTTACCTCTATCATTTGATAGTAATCACAAGGTAGCATACCTTTATAATTTTTTATTTCTACCTTAACAGTTTTTCTGTCTAAAAGTTGTGGTATTCCTAATATACGAATAAATCTTACTACATAATTAACTGCTCTTTCAAAAGTCAAATCATCTAATAGACTGTCATCCATTATATTATCAAGTACCTGCTTTATACTTATACTCTTCTCCATATATAGTATCAAATTTACCTTCTTTAATTAATTTTACTAATTCTCTCTTTAATGATATATTAGCTGTAAACTTTAAGAATTTACCATTTCTAAATCTCTGTGACTTATAATATTTAATCTTATACATAGTATCAGATGTAAATCTTACTAAAGTCTTTTTTAATTTAGCAGTAGCATCAGTTTCCCATAACTTTTTAGTAGTTACCCAATCAATACCATTATATATAACTAATTTACCTTCCTTAAATACAGGTTTTAGTTTCTTCTTTATTATAACTATGTTACCTATATTATAAGGTAATGTTACATAACCTTCTCTTAGTAAGTGTCTTATAAATGCCTTATTAAGTGCAGATATAATTTTCCTATAAGTTATTTTATCTAAACCACAATTATTTTTTTGAAAAGCATCATTAGCCCCCCAACACTTAGCATTATTCATTGTTACTATTATTATTAGAGTTATTATTATCTGTATTAGGTTGATAAGTGTTATATCTATTATTAGAAGGGTCAGAAGCATCATTAGCATTATCTTCTGGTATGTTTTTAACATTTCCTAATTCTTGTACTACTAATTGAATAACAGTAGATATTAGACCTTCTTCTAATGGAAATCTTTTATCTAATATATCACAAGAACTATCTGCTTCACATTCAAGTTTAGCTGCTTCTTCTGGGTCTTCAAATATGCCTCTCATCTTTACACATTTAATATACATAAATTGAGGATTACTTGACCTTAGATACAGGTAACTGTCAGACTTAGTACCATAAATAATATTTCTTAAATACTTATTATTTCCTACATATCTAAATCTTTCTTTTCCTATGTAAGATATTTCAGTATTAAAGAAGTTACCTTGATATACTTTAGTATTACTAATAGACATAAGTGAAGGTATCTTTTCTATACTCTTTAAGTAATCACTATCTAAACAAGGTAAACCCTCATATAATTCTGCCTTTTCAAGATTAAGACATATTACTTGATAATTACTGTCTGGTATAGACTTTCTTGCATCTGAATACCTTTGTTTAAGTATCATTGCTCTGTATATTCCTAATAGGTAAATTACATGGTCTAAAGTAAAGTTCATATCATCAGACATGAGCTTTAGCTCATCCATTACCATATGTGCTACTTTTCTATATGTATTCATATTATATATAAAATTAAATCTTGTGCAAAGATAATAAAAATATTATCTTCACACAAGATTATAATTATAATACTTATGCACTCATATCACTACAGTATAAGGTATAGAAGTTTATACCATTTTGAGTAGTATAGTCTTGTTCATTAAGTATCTTAGATTTACTAACTTGATAAAATGCTTTCTCTCTTGCATTACTGTTAACTAACCAGAAGATAGGTATAGTACCTGTAACTTGTGGACTCTCTGACATAAAGTAACTTACATTAGATAAGTTAGGATGATTAACCTTAGTAAGTAAATTAACAAAGTTAACCTTCTTCAAAGAAGAGCGAGAGAATAAAGAACTAACATTAGCCAAAGAGAAATTAGCTCTGAATAAATTATCAGGAACTTGAATATTGACATTATCATTAAATTTAACACCACTATACATTCCACTTACAGAAGTAAGTAATTTATTGTTTACAAAACTATCTTGATGTATTCCTACATTAGCAGGTATAACTATACCCTCTGTAATACTTTGTAAAGAGTTAACTTTAGGTAAATATTTATACATATCTTCATGGAACATTTTACCCATAGAAGAACCCTCACCAAAGTCATAAGGAGATACACTCTTACAATTACTAAATACATCAGCCATAGATGTTACATCTACTAAAGGTTCAAATATAAATTTAGGTATTCTACCTACTATACCTCTTAAATGGCTTTCATTAGATGTAACACCATTGTTAGTTAAAGAGGAATTTATATTAGCCTTAGTAGTACAATATCTATACAAGTCAGCAGGTATAGCATAATAATTGTATTCAGATGAGCCAATATTATGTACTAAATCTCCTGTAAAGACAGTATCAAATGTAGACATATCTACTTCTGAGGTATCTATGTTATAAGTAGTTAAAGCCTGTCTTATAGTTTCTTTATTTGTAAATCCATCATAATACCACTTATTAAATACTTTCTTATAAGGATTGTAGTCTGGATTTTCAATAAGATACTTTTCTGTACTACCTTCATACCATAATGGGTTAAGTATATATTTTATTGGATTATACTTTTCATTAGGTATTACAAGGTTCATAGCATCTTCTTGACTTAATAAAGAAGTCTTATAAGACTCTGCATCACCTTCACTACCTGTAAGAACAGCTTGCATATTATTAATAGTATGCTTAAATAGTCCTTGCATAGGTATAGTATAACTCTTTAGAGTTAACTTACTTGTAGAATTAATATCTATAAGAGCAGCATCTGTATCAGATATACCCTCATAAGGATAAGTTAACTCTCCATTATAAGTCATCATAAATAAACCATAAGGTATTTGACCTATTCTATTATAGAACCATTTACTATCTTTATACTGATAATAATTTTCTGCTTGTCCAAATGCTTTATATACAGATGTTAAATTACAATCTATAAATCCTTTAGATGTTAGATGATACTTGAAATTACATTTTCTAAATAAATTATCTATCACTTGTAATCTTGTACACCCTCTAAACATATTATTAGGAAGAGCCTGTTCTGTAACATCTTCTAAAACTAAGAATTGGAAGAAACCACTAATATCTTCAATAGTAGAAGCACAAGGTCTGAACATATTATAAGGGAATACTTTAGCTTTCTTTTCTATATTAAATGAGTTTCTAAATACTCTAAGTTTAGGAGTATTAACAAACCAATTATTATTATAGATAACTTCAATTCCTGCTAAATTTTTAGTACCATTCTCATCACTACTAAAGTTAAAACTATTATCAACTACCTCTAAAGTACCTGTATTAAATCTCCATGGATTTTCAATCTTACCTAATGCTTTCTTTATATTGAAACTATTAGATATACTTACAAGGTTAGGGAATAACTTAAATACTTCTGTATCATTATTACCCTCAGAGAATTTAATAGTAGTATCAGTATTTAAGAAGGTATTAAATGATGTTATATTCTTACTTTGTAAAGGAGATAATATCTTATATAGAGAAGGTTGAGTTTCTCTCAAATCAGAATTAGTATTATTTACCCATACTTTAGCAAACTCTATAGCACTATTTAAGTTCCATTTAATAGGTGTAGTAGCATCTGTACCTGATAATATATAATCATCTACATACCATACACATTTACCATTAAACATATTACTTATATTAGTACAATTTCTCAAATAAGATAAAGTACCATTGTACTTAGTAACACCATTATCATCATGTTCATTACTAAATAATATACTCTCACCTGTAAACTTACCATCAAATGCTTGAGATAAATCTACCATATTAGTACAATACTTGAATGCTTCTTTATTAAAACTGTTTTGCTTAGTTAAAGCTACTTGCTTTGACCACATAAAGAGAGCAGAAGCAGAAGTAACATTACTACACAAGCTAAGTATATAATATACATCAGTTAAAGATGTATTAGTAGCAAAGAATAATGAGTTAATATTATTTGTACCTATAATAAAGTTAGTAACAAAACCATTATTAGAGTTATCAGTAGCTACAAAATCTGGAACTTCTAAAGGAGTTACACCATTTACAAGTTTAGGTTCTCTAATTCTAAAGTTACCTAACTCATAGAATATATTATTCTCAGTTATCTTATAGTGTCCAAATATTCTCTTTAGATTTTTATTATCTCTAAATGTATTCCTATTAATATTAATAGGTTCATCTTGAATATTCTTAACTTTAAGATACTTTAGGTTAGTCATTTTAGAAATATTAAATGAACTTAGATTAGTAAATTTAGTGAAATCTAAAACATTATCACCTTGATACTCTGGTATAGTTTCAGTATTAAATTTAATAGAGTCTATATTACTATTGTAAAGATTGACACTATTTACATTTGATAAGTCACCACTTATATTAATAGGTGAAGTAAACACTGTATTACTAATGTCAAGAGTTTGTAAATTATTGTTATTTCTAAGTGTAACATTCATAGAACCTCTTAAACACTTAGTCAAAGTAAATGAATTCAAACCCTCATTATTCTCAACATCTACTAAGTTAACTTTATTACAAGATGATATAGTAAGTTTAGATAAGCCTTTATTAAGAGCAGCTTCTATTCTTTCTAAATTCAACATATTATCAAGTACTAATTCTGATAACTTAGAACAGTTCTTTATAGTAATAGCAGATAATTGCTTACAATCAGTAAAGTCTATACTTTCCAAGTATATCTGATTTACCAAGTCTAAAGCATTAATATTAGAATTATAAACAGATAACTTTTGTAAAGAAGACTGTGGTAATGATACAGACTGTACATCACTGTTACTAATATTCAAAGATATTAACTTATCATAGTTAGCTACATTTACTGAGTACTCTCTTGAATTTTTACTACCCCATCTTGTTCCTGTTAAGTTAATCTTCTTCATATATGATTTACCATCTACAAAGAATATAGACTTAAACTCAATAGGATTATTATTTAAGTAAGTATCATTAGCTAAATTAAGTTCTTCTAATAAAGGTAAAGTAGTACCTGTAGCACCAAAACCCTCTAAACCTAAACCTCCTATACTAAGATTATCTAACTTAGTAATAATATTAGAACCGTTAAATATACAAGTAGTATTACTTGCATAGAATTGAGGTAAAGTAATTTCAGTATCTTCATTCTTAGGAATAAAGTACTTATAAGGTGTACCTGCATTTCCTGGGATAAACTGGAAAATAAATGGACTTGCAGTTCTTATAGTAATCTTAATTTCCTTTTCATTACCTCTTGCAAGTAATGTGGACATCTTATTATAAGGTTGTATAACTGTAGTACCTGTATAATCAAATACTCCATCTAAGAATACCCATCTATTATGTAGCCAATTCTTTACATAGTTTACTCTTGTACCATGTAAAAATCTAATATTATTATATTCACCAGAAGCATTATCTAAAGCACCTGTAGTCTTATTATATTTAACTAAATACTTAACATAGTAATCATAATTAAATACCATTTCACCACAAGACTCTAATTGTGTCTTAAAGAAATAATCTACATAGTTATCTAAACAACTCTTATTGATTTCTGTAAGACCCTGCTCATTTAAGATTGTAGTTTTTTGGTCTCTGATTTTATTCCATATAGAAGAGAAAGTATCTTTAGTAGCAGATGTTTGTTCCTGTGTAAAATAAATACTTTCAAGTATATCCCAAAGTCTTGAAGAATATTGGTCAAAACCATTATGTGCATCATTATATAATATCTTTAATGTATTTAGTTTATGGTTACTATCTTTTATTTGGTTAGTAAGCCTATGTATGTAAGCTGTTTCAAGTACTGTTTCATAACCTGTATTAGACTCACCATTTGCAGTATCCATATCATAGAATACACAATACCAAGTTTTACCACCATCCCATGTTCTAAGTGTCATGTTTTTACCTAAAGAGTCAACTAAACCAAATATCATACATATTATAAAGTATGCAAAGGCAGTTGATATATTTAATTTCTCTTCAAGTGTTCTAACATAAGATGACCAGTTATTAGTAGCTGGATAATATAAAGGTGCATATATAGGTTTACCTGTCTTATCAGTCATTTGTTGACCATTAGAATTTAATGCTTGTGTCTTTTCATATAATATGTAATAACCTTTTATAGGGTCATAAGCATATTTAGGAACACCAATAGCATTAAATTTAGTTTCATTATCTGAATAATATAACTGTCCACCATGTTCTACCATAGAAGCAGTCAATTCAAATAATGATTGTAAACCTTTCCAAACCTCAGCATCATCAGAAACATCAGCATCACTTTTAGTAAAACCATTATACTTAAATTCTCCACACTTTTTAACACAAGACATATCACCTTGCCAGAATAAACCATAAGGGTTTTGAGTGAATATTCTTGTATTATTATCCACAGGAGTATTTAAGTTATCATTAAACTCAAATGAATAAGTTTTACTTTGTACTATCTTCTCTGATATAACATCAGTTTGTACTTCTGAATAGGTATTAATTACATAAGGATATTGGTCAATACTATCCTTAACAAACATAGTACCATTCCACTTACTATGAGAGAAGTCATTTAAGAATTTGAAACCCATATTATAGTAAGCTGCTCTACCTAAGTTGAAAGAGTAAATACCTAAGAACTTGGTTTCTTTGCTACCTGCAAATTTCATTAATACTATACAAGGAAAACCTTCTAAAGTATGCTTAACAGTACACTCTTTATGAGTTTTAACTTCTTCACCATTTACCATATTAGCTGTTTCTTTAGGAGGATTATTCTTTACATACTCCATAGGAGGTGTATCTTCCATAAGACCACTTGCATTAATATAGTTACCAATAGAAGCATTATTAGCATGAGAAGAGTCCATATTATCAGCTTTTAAAGTAAACTGATTTTCTGGCATCCAATTAGCTTTAGGTTGGAATAGAGCTTCTTGACCATCTACTCTTGTAATAGCTTTACCACCAAAAGTGTAAGCAATACCAAATAACTTTATTTCAAGGTTCTTACTTCTATAAGTTAAAGAAGATGTACCTTGTATCTTAACACCTAATGTACCATTAGTATTAGAGTTAAAGATAATAGTTTTATCTGATACAGGGTCATAATATTGACCTGTAGCTTGTGACCAATCAGTAAATAACCTTGATTGTTTAGTAGCAGGCATTACATATTGACTTTCTGTAAAAGGTGAACCTTCATCCATAGTCAATAAAAGTACAGGTAAAGTAGAACCTGCTTGATGCAAAGCTGTAGTTAAAGATGTGAAATCTACATCTGTCCATTCTCCATTATTATAAAGAATAGAGTTAACATTACCTAAAGAGTCTTCTATAAAAAGATTAGCTATCTTTTTCTTATTATACCATCTATAATCAGCACCATTAGTATCAGCATTTGCATTAGCATGAGCATTCATGTAATTAATTACAATACTCTTAGGTGTTAATGCTTTCTTAACAAATTTAATATCATAGAAATCTACATCACATTGTTTAGTAATATTGTTATCTATGATACTTCCACCTAATACTGGATTACAAGAGTTAAGCATAAATGGCTGACCTATAAAAGTATCAGCAGCAGTACATATACCATTTATATAAATATAAACAGTACCTCCTTGTTTAACAGAAGCTGTATCATATTTACATACAAAGTCTATGGTATTTATAACTTCTTGTTCTATAGATGCTGTAATTTTATGTGCTTCACCTGTAGGTCCTTCATCTTGATAGTACCAATAGACTTTATTTAAGTCTACTTTAATACCTGACTGAAAACTACCATCATTATTATAACCACCACAAAAGAAAATAGTATTCTCTGGATTAGGAGCTTTATCAGATTTGAATGTTAAAGATATAGTAAAATCACCTGTTTGCCAATGATTACCTATAGTACTATCTCCTAATGGGTCATAAGAGAAAGGATTAAAGTCTATTCTACCATAACCATTATTAAATAATCTTATAACATTCTGTCTGTTTTCATTCTGTATGAAACCTGCTGTTACACCATTACACTGATGTAATGTAAGTTTAGTAGTTACCTCTTTAGTAGTTATACCATCTGAATAATTCCTAACACTATTCCATTCATCCTTAGTACTTAAAGGAAATACTACTTTTTCTGATGAAGATTTATGACACCATCTTGCATATACAGAACTTAAATCTTGGTCAGTAAATAACTTATTAGTACCTTCTGATAAAGTACCTTTCATTATTATATCCTTAGTAATATTAAAGTCTGAACCTGCCCATGCTCTAAATACTATTTTAATTTCACTTCCTGCTGTAAATTCTGAAGCAGAAGTATCAATATAAAAAGATTTAGGAGAACCTTGGTCTAATACTAAGTTCTGAATATAGTTAGATACAGTAGCATCATTAAAATGGTCTCCTACAGTATTTACTAATTGATTATTTACATATACTTGGTAAGCTGCATAAATATAATTAGAGTTACTAATATAAGGTGTAATAGTAAATACTATATTAGAGTTCTTAACAAATGATGTAATTTCTGTACCACTTTCAATATCTTTATCAGTAGTAATACCATCTACTAATACTAAAAGAGTCTTAGCATTTTTTACAATAATATCTACTGGAATAGTATCTGAGGAAATACCCATATTATTAGATACTTGAAATAAAACCCTATAAGTATTACCTACTACAAGGTCTCTCTTTTCAAATAACTTATTATATATACTTATTTCCTGTACCTTATTACTACCATCAGATGTACCTAAATTAAAATCATAAGTTTTACCTTGTGCTGTAGCATGTAGAATAGTAGTAGAGTTAGCAGCTTTGTTATGTATGTTAAGAGTTATAATAGTGTCATCAGCATCAATATTAGCTTCAATCTTATTACTTTTAGCTGATAAAGAAATACTCGACTCTGTGATGTTACTTACATAATCTTCTAATGTCAAGTCATTACTATCATAAGCAGTAATTCTTAATGTATGGACATTAGAAGATGAGTACTTATCCATTTGTATAGTTATAGGGTTGTAAGTTTTTGAAGATGTAGCCTTTTCATTTACAATAGCTACACCATCCCAATAAACTGTAACATAATAAGTACCAGAACCTACAGGTTGATTAATGTAATAATTAAAAGTAAAATCTTTTGTACTGTTAAATACATTATCACCTGCAACTATTTCATTACCTAATGAGTTAACTACTTTAATAGAGGCAGTGGTAGATTGACTACCACCACCACCTGAACCTCCACCACCATATTGTGCAAGCCAAGCTACATTACCTTTTAACTCTTCACATCTTGAAGCAAGTCTATTGAGAGCCTCTTCTACAGTAATATAGGTCTCACCTTCCATAATAAGTTTAGTGTTTTGAGTAATTAAAGCTCTTGCATTGTTAGCTGCAAGTATTACCCACTTATTAAGTCTTTCATCAAAATACTTTATTGATTTCATACTATTTTTATTAAATCTGACTTATGAGTATCATTACTACCATTTGCTAATTCTTTAGTAGGTGGTAAAGTACTACTTTTAATATTTACATTAAATTTACCTTTAGGAGTAAATATATTTACTACCCTGTAAGGGTAACCTGTAATACCATTAGAGGTAAATTTCCATACAATATAGAATGGATTTTTCTGACCTGCATTAACTGTTTGTGCAGGTACTTTATCTAAACTATTACTTGATAATGAACAAGGATAGTAATGAGGACCTAACCATGGAATGTCTGGAGAAGGTAACTCTTTATTAGAAGTATGTTTATAGCCAGAAGACTGACACATTACATAAGTAGGAGCAGTAATTTTATTAACTAACTTAAAAGCACATAAATGTTTTGCTAAAGAGTTATTATTATCTGCAAGCCATTCTTTAGGATATAAGTAATTCTTAGTATCTTCTGTATCTCCATTTACAAGCATAGTAGAGTTAAACTCTGACCTTATAGTATCATTAGTTACTTGTATGTAAGGTTTCATATTATCATTAGGATTTTCTTCTAATGGATAACTTTGACTATAAGTATGCTTATGACCTCCTATAACTAACTTAATATCATTCTCTTGACAGAAAGTACTTGCCCAATAACCTAAAGAACCTGAATTAATATTAAGATGTGAGCCACCTCTATTAACTGAATTAGGTTCAAAGTTAGCTTTATAGTAGTTTACTATTAAAGCTCTAATCATAATAGTAAAAGGCATTTCATGAGTGTACATAACTTTGTACTTCTTAGTTCTATTAAGTTCTATGTCTTTAGTCATCCATTTCTTTATCTCTGTATAAATCTGACCTCCTAAAGATAAACCATAAACATCTTTCTCTGTAATCTCTGTAATTTCTGAGTTTACACACATAAAGTGAGTATCACCATAATTAAAAGAATACAAACTGCATACATAAATGTCTTTATCTTCTAATCTAAATATAGGAACATTTCTCTCATCAATTTCAAATGTATAGAAATATTCCATGTTAATAGGATTTAGTTTACTACTATCAGCACCATTACCTAACTTGTATATATTAGAAGGACATAAGTCATTATTACCTACAGTAGACATTTCTACATAGTTTCTTAAAGAAACTCTACCTTCAAAATAATCTAACCATTCATTGACTCTATTACCATTTTGGGTCATATCACCTGTATTAATGGTGAAATCAAATTGCTCATTAAGAGCTATATAATCAGCCGTCTGTTTCCATACTTTATACTCATCAGCATTAAAACCTTGTTGGTCAGACACTTGAACAAAAGTAAAGTTATTATTTATAACTTCCTTAACTTCAAATTGTCTTAAATCACTTATATAATTATCATCCCTACCTACCTTATATTCATAAGTACCTTTGCTTAAATTAGGTATTATAAGTTTATGAGTAGTAAAAGGTGTACCATCAGTAGTTTCACTTCTTATTCTATTGTATAAAGATAGTGTATAAGAGGTTCTACCATCACCTTCCTTAAATGACTCATACTTTGTAAAGTTAGTATCTCCTACTTTTCTTAACCATAAGTACTCATCATAATAACCTACTGATACCCAATTAAAACATCTTGTAGCACCTGACTCTGCATCTGGTGTAGCTTTAATACCAAAAGTCACATTAAGTAAATTAGGTTTATATGGGTTAAGTAAGTGCTTATTATAGAATATGTTTTTATTCTCAAATGATGCTTTTGGTACATATCTATCTACAGTATCTATAGTATTTTTATTAAGGTCTATAAAATACCAATCATTACTATTATTTCTCCTTGCAAGATTTCTTGTAGCTTGTACTACAGGGTCCATAGTATAATATTTAGTCATTATTCTGTTCTTAGATAAAAAGTCAAAAGAACTTCTTTCATAAGCATCAATACCATCAGAACCACTTTCTGAAGTAAAACCTACTAAATCTATATAACCATTGTATAAAGCAGTAGTACCATTTATAGCTGTAAATGGATTAACTATAGTACAAGGGTCTGTACCATAAGTTAAGAAAAACTTAGCATTTTTATCACTAAACTTTATATCCCACTCCATATCAAATGTAGTAACTTTAATTCTTGTAGTATTAACATTTAATACAGAACATTGATTACCTCTAATTAAGAATGTAGATTGCTTTTTTATTGTACCCCATAAAGGTAATACTTTCCAATCTGTACCACCTTCTGAATATTGTAATGATAAACCATTTAGATTAATATCATTATCAGTAAGGTTACTTAATTCTACAAAGTTATGAGAACAATAATTGTAACTATGTTCATCATCTTTACCTCCACAATATACAGAATTAATATATAACTTAGGTAAAAATAAAGTAGTAGTATATGCCCAATTATCAGCAGTAACTCCACTACTTGTAGGACCTGTAATCTTATTATCTAAGTCTTTCTTATATACTATAATCTTACCATTATTATCTACCTTTAATCTATAAATAGTATTATCTGGGGCAGTTAACCCTATAGTACTTAATGTATCAAGGTCATCAGAACTAATAGAGCCTTTACCTCCTCCACCACCATTTATAAGTAAGAAACTACCATCAATCTTTAAGTATAGCTTTTTATTCTCTTTTGCATATACAAACTCACCATCTAAAACTTGGTCTTTCTTTTTGTTCATTATAGTAGTATTCTTAGTTACTCTTACTACTATAATAGCTTTAGCATTAGGTAAGTTATAACCCTCATAATTAGGGTAGATTAAACTTGTATCATCTTCTGTATGGTCAGTATCTCTATGAGGTGGTTCTTGACTATTACTTGGTTTAATCTTGTCTCCTGTAGTTAATTCAAGTTTAGTGTTTGAAGTTAAAGGAGCTACAGCTATAACATTTCTTCTTGCAAATTCTAAAGAGTCTACAGATTGTTGTAGCTTTCTTAACTGTTCAGTTATAGTAACTAAAGTTAAATAGTCATTAGCATCAGGTAATCCTTCTTCTGATGTATCACCCCATACTACATTAGTATCTTCTGGTGCTGTTTCTTGTATTAATATATTAGCTTTATCAATACCTTGATTACCTGCTGAACTTACTAATTTAGGTATTAAGTTACTATCTTCTATACCTTTCTTAAACCAATACTCTTGAATACCTGTATCTTTAATTATACCTACAGTAAGACCTATAGACCTTTGTCTTGGTAGGAGTGCTTGTAAACACTCCTCCATAGACTTATAAGGACCATATTTATAATCAAGATTAGGTAATGGCTTAAATTCTGAATTAGTAGCATCAGAATTAATAGGTTTTCCTACACTTATATATTCTGCCATTAGCTTTTATTTTTAACTGTTATACTTATATTTTCTTCAAAACCACCAGCAGGACTGTAATAGAAAAATACTTTATATTTCAAACCATTGTATTCTCCTCCTTTGTGCATAGTTTTATAAGCACCAGAGTTATCTTTACTATCCCATAATGATGTTACAAAGGTATCACCAAATTGTGAATTTACCAAATCCATAATATCAGAAGGTATAAGTATATAATGAATTAACTTATTCTGATTTACTACTACCTTATAATTACTATAATTTGGTACTTTGATTTCTCTTGTTCCTACCATTAATTCTTCTACTGATTTAGTAAGGAACTCTTGAGGTGGTGTATCAGTTAAACCAAAATAGAAACTATTATAATGTGTAGGTTTAGAAGGTACTATTACATCAGGTTCATTAGGTGTAGTTTCTATAATATTACTTTTAAGACTTACATTGTTTTGGGGTATTACACAAAAACAATCTGTAAGTTTTCTTATAACCATATTAAGTAACAATACATCTTCATTATTTAATGGTAATGTATTAGCTACTTTTTGAATATAAGTTAGTAATACTAAAGCATAACTATTTTGAACATTTAGATAACCTGCCTTACATAATATATTATAATAGTTTGTTAAAGATTTGTATAATAAATTTTCCATATTATCTTCTATTACAACCACAAGTATGTTGAGCTACTTCTGTACTCTTTTTACTATCTGTAAATAATTTAAGAGCATTATTCCAATCACCTGTAAATATAGCCATATCAAGATAATTCATTCTAAGTACATCATCTATAAGGTTCAAAGGTATATTACAACTATCAGAATTTAAGTAGTCATTAAGTTTATACTTTAAGTTCTTAAATTTCAAATACTTATCATATACTACTGCTTCTGCTTGAGGTATATCACCTCCACAAGGTACAGAACTATCTACTATACCTTTAGTAGTTACTGTTACTTTATATATATTTACAAGGTCAGTAAGTGAAAGAGTGCTTAATTTAGGTATCTCAATAGTTAAAGACTTAGTATCTTTATCTAAGGTATTATTATATATCTTAGTACCTGTAACTAAATCAGTTATAGTTACATTGTTTATATATACTTTATTATAATAAGTTTCTTTACCTACTGAAACAGTTATATAAAATACATTATCTCTAAGTTCTACATTAGAGAAAGTTATCATTTTTGCCATATGTATAAAAATAAAAATGGGGACTAAGGACTATAAGTCCAAAGTCCCCTATTAGGTTAATTAATAAATTAATTACTTAATCTGCTTATCAGCAGGTAATACCTTATTAAGAGCTGTAACAACAGCAGCAGACTGACCCTTTTCAGTTATAATAACTAAATCTTTCTCAGACTTCTGAACACTCTCATTACTACCATCATAGAAATAATGAATAGTAATATAGTCATATTCCTTACTTGGGTCAACCAAGTACTTAGTCTCAAGACTGTCTGGATAACCCATGTTACCATACTGGTCTGCTCTGTTCTTCATAGTAAAGTATTCAAAGTCAGCAGTCTTCTTACCATTCTTAACAGTATTGGTATTTACAAGACCTACTGTACTCTCACCTGTAGTAGCATCATAGGTATCTGTAGAACCCCAAATTACATCATCACCATTTGTGTAAATGGTAGTAGGATGTAAGGTAAAGTTAAGAGGTTGACTCTCTTGCATACCTAATCTCCAAGGCTGTTCTACTTCCTCAAATACAATACCTGTGTAAGTATCTGTAAGGTCAGACTCCTTAGTATTAACATCTATAGGGTCTGAAAGAGTACCTAACTGATTAGCTGCTGTACCACCTGTTTCTAACTTAATAGTAACCAAAGGTACTGCTTCTCTTGCAAAACTCTTAGCTGCTTGAATAGCCATCTTCTTATAGAAAGTAGAAGCATTCATACCTGCAAAAGCATGGACTGCAAAATCCTTAGAATAAGTATTCTCTTGTGACCTTGTAGGGAATGCAGAGAAATCAATTCTAAGTACATAATCTTCACCAACTACTAAAGAAGAAGAAGCTAACTGTACCTTATGAATACACAAAGGTCTTTCTAACTTAGCTGCATCTACCTTATTAGCATAGATTACCTTACATGGGTCAATAAGGTCACTTCTTGTAAGACCACCTTGACCAAAATGCTGCAAATAAAAATGACTCTTAGCTGTGTCTGAACCTATCTTAGCATCACCTAATACAAGGGTAGACAAAGGCTTCTTCTTTGCATCTAACAACTCTTCTTTTAATGCCTTAACAATGTAGGCTTGTGAAACTTGATTTTGAGCAAAAATCATAATTTTAATATTTTAATTTAACTTATTTATTTGTTAAAACCCTACTTTGCAAAGCCTTCTTAACAGCTATGTCAAGTATTAAATCATGTATTGCAGGGTTTAACATACACTCTGTTATAGTTGAAACACCCTCTATACTTAAATCATCTGATGTTAAATCAGTTAATATAATAGGAGAAGGTGTCATTAAATATGTTACTTTGTAATCAGTAACAGTATTATTACTTATTATTTGAATAGTATGAGCATCTATATCTAATCTTAAAGCTCTATTGTTTGTAGGTCCTCTAAAAGGATTTTTAAGTATTCTATTAAGGTCATTATACTTAACTACTTCTACATCTTTCCATACATTAGGGTCACATATATTAGGTCCTGCTAATTTCACTACTTCATGTATTATAAATAATACATCTTCTGGTAACATAACTGTATCAGAGTTCATAGGAAACTCTTGTGTTCTAATTAAAGATTTAAGATATTCTCTTGCCTCTTCTTTATTTTCAAAACCTAAACCTAATGTACCATTGTATATACCTTTTACTACATCATCTTGTGCTTCAGTTAAAAAGACTGATTTCTCATACTCATCAAACATAGTTAAAGTAATTGATGTATTTCTATCAATCTGATTAAAAGCAGATTGTAATTTAACATCAAATTGATTACTAAATTCTTGAGTAGTCATTATTCACTTCTTTTACCTGTTTCTATTGAAGCATTAATATCACCTAAGTAAGCAGCCTTAGCTAATTCTACTGCTCTTTGTAATATTTGTTCATGTAGTATAGAGTCTAACTCACATTCTATAGAACTTGTAAAACCTTCTATAGATAAATTATCATAAGATAAGTCTTCAAGAATAATAGGATGTGGTCTTTTTATATATCTAATAAAATATTTGACATCATAAGCACTATCATCATAATGTACTGGTAATATAACTTCTATAAATCTTGTTTTATTATCTGCATCATTAGATGTAGTAGTAAATAATTTCCATGCTTGCCACTTACAAGGTCTCTTAAAAGGCTTTTGCATAACTCTATTGTACTCCATAAAAGTAATAGGTATTACTTGATATGTTCTAATAGATTTATTTGTAGCTTTTTTATATATTTCTACTGCTTCATTTATAGGAAGCAAAATTATATCAGTTGGGTCAAGATGAGGTAGGTTTATATCAGTTATAGCATAGTTAAATCTATATGCTCTTTTATCTAAAGGTTCTTCAATATTTTCTTGTACTTTAGGTAATTCTTTAACCTCTAATAAAGATGAAAAGTCTGCTTGTCTTATAATACTTTCATCAAAACCCTTCTTAACTAAATTACCTTGACTTTCTGGTGCAAAGAAATTTAAGAGAAGCTCAGTCTGTGCTTTAGTTAGCAAGACTGACTTCTCATATTCATTAAGTCCTGGGGCTTTATTTGATGAAATATTATTATATAAAACATCAAATTGGTCACTGAACTCTTGTAATGTCATATTTATTTTAATTTAGCTTCTAATGTAAATTTAATCTCTTGATGTGCAGGAGCATTTAAGAACTTAGCTGCTACATTAAATGTAGGATTTTCACCATTCTCACATAAAGGTAAGTTACCATCTACAAGGTAGTAATAGTTACCTCTTGCAGCTATAAGTCCACTCTCTACAGACTTCTTAATAATTACCTTAGCAGGTAATAAATCATCTTTTACTACCTTTAAGAACATCTTAGGATTATTCTTAATAAATTCAAGAGCCTTCTTCTTGAGTTGGTCAAGTTTAACCTCTGGTGAAGTAGGTCTCCCATCAAGAGTTTCAATAACAATTCTTAGAATATCTCTATCACTCTCAATCTTACCAAACTCCATAGCACTTTGAATTGTAGCTGTAGCATCACTTTCAAGAGCTTTTGACTCATCTGCTTCTCTTACAATAACATACTGATAGGTAGCCTTTGGCATATCTTGCAATGCTTGAATGTTAGGAGCAATCAAGTCTTTATTTGCTAAAAGTATCTTATACTTTATATAATCATCAGGGTTAGATAAGTCAAGATAATTATCCTGCTTTTGTAATCTAACTTGATAATTCTCCCAAAAGTTATTACCTTCAATATTCTTAAGAGGGTCAGACTTTCTATTGTAAACTGAAAGAGCATTTCTTTCAAGACCCATATACTCTTCAAGGAATAGCTTTTCAGAATTAGTAAGAACATTTGCAAAAGCACCATTCTTTAACAAAGGTACTGTATAAATTCTTACTGCTGTTTCAGCCATACCACCATATAGTACATGCCTCTTATCATTAGGAACAAGACCACTCTTCTTAGGAATAAATCTTACTATTACTCTTTCATTAACTAAAGGACTAATGAAATTCTCTTCATTAGACTTAACTTCTTGTTTCTCATTGTTTTCTGTAGATGCCTTCTTTCTTCTATTAGGCAGTTTTACTTCTTTCATTTCTGGTGACTCTACAGTGTCATCTAATTCAAAATTATCTTCCATTTTAATCTCTTTTAGATATTAATTAAAAACAGGGAAGGATTATAAATCCTTCACCTGTTATAATATAAATTAACCTGCAAGAACTGCTGGTATAATAGACATAGTTCTTGTTGGGTCAAATACACAAGTACCAAAGGTAGCCATCTTATGAATAGATGCACTATCCTCATCATAAGACATATTGTTGTTACCTACTTGACCTGTGAATGGGTTAATAAGACCCCATTGATAACCTCTAACCTCATTCTTACCCTTTACAGTACACTTCTGAATATTAGGCTGGTCAGCAGTACCAATGCTAAGAATGTCATATCTATAAGACATAGCAGGACCACCAAGAGGATGCTGTATCTTATTTCTAACTGGGTCATCATAGTAATCCTCAACATTAATCTTAACTGTTACACCATTAGGAGCCTTGTACTCTACAAATTGGAAACCTGCTGAGAGTGCATTAGTATGTAATGGTGAGTTAGTTTTAGAAATAACATTAACTGAACTATTATCAATAACAAACTGAGTCCAACCACTTGCCATAGCAAGAATTGCCTTATGGAACTGAATAGCACCCTTCTCACCTGTATTAATAATAAATACTCTATCCTTCATACCTAACTTAGCAGCAGAAAGTTCATAGAGAGCATCTTCAATAAGTTTGAGAGAGAATACAGAATAATAGATAGTATTTGATACTTCCATTTGCTCTGTAATACCTGCACCCATTCTGATTACATTACCAGACTTACCAAAGTTTAGATACTCACCATTTGCATTTCTATTGCTTCTACCAAACATCATGGCTCTGTTCTTGTAGTCAGAGAAAGTACTCTCAAACTCATAGTCAACAACAGTCATCCACATATTTGCAATAGTATGAACTGGCTTTTCAGAACCATTAGCTCCTGGCTTAGTAATTGGAATACCACATACTAACTTTCTGTTAAGAGCAGAAGAAGCTACCTTATGATAAAGTCTAATAGTGGTAAATTCATTTCTCATACTTACAGGAGTAGAGAACCTAATATCACCAACCTTTCTTGATAACTCTTGCTCAACAGGAGCATATTCAACTGAAAATCTTTCACCTGCAAGAAGTCTCTCTGCTGGTACACCATTCATATTACCACCCATAAGTTCAACCTTATAAACAGCATTAGTACCTTCTCTTCTTGCATCACCCAAAATTCTAAATGGGTAAATCTCATTCAAGTTACCTACAATTACCTCACCATCAGAAAACTCATCATCTGCAAAAACAAGATAGAAAGGAGCAGTACCTGCACCAACCATTGTACCATTGTTAGTAACAACTACACCATTCTCATCCCTTGCTTCTACCAAAGGTACATTTCTTCTGGTAGAACCTGCTACATCCCATGTGTACTCATCATCAGTATCATACTCCTTAGTAGGGAACTGTGACAAGAAAGTCTCCAATGACTTACCTCTCTGATAAGCCAAAAGATTAATCATTACATTAGTAGCCTTTTGAGGACTTAAATTAAAAGCACTACCAAGGTGGGACTTGAGGGTAAGACCCTTCCAACCTTGGAAGTTTCTCATTTGGTATTTACCTAAAACACCTGCCATAAATTTCTATTTTTAATCAATTTATAATTAAACATCAAAGTCAAAGTTTAAGCCATCATATGAGTTACTATCACCACCACCAAAGAAATTTAGATTTCCATCACCATCTCTGGAAGTAGTAGCTATCTTACCCTCAAGAGTCTTAAAACCTTTCTTTACTTCTTTCTTTACTTTATTCTGTAAAAGATTACCTATGTTCTTAAATCCATTTGTTAAAGTATAAGCTAAACCAACATACTTTAAGAAATCTGTAGGATTTTGAGACTGATAGTATTGTAATTCAGTAGATAAAGCACCTGTTTCACTATCCTTATGTACTGGCTTTGATATCAAATCAAATACCTTTTGTCTTGTTGCCTTATCAACTTCAAAGTCACCAAATACCTTATCATCTTCAAGAATAGACTTCTTTAAGTTAGCAGCCTGTTGCTCTCTATCTTTTTGAGCCTGTATTCTTTTATTTTCAGCATCCTTGAGAATTTTATTATAATTATCTTGATAGAAAGATTTATTTCCTTCTAATGCCTCTTTAGCATCATCAAGGTCTGTACCATTAGATATAGATTGTTCAGCAAGTTTAATTGCTCTTTCTTGCTTCATTCCCTTATTAATCCAATCTGAAATAATAAGTCTCTTTCTCAATTCTACACCTTGTTCACTTTCATCACTAAGAACCTCATCACTAATTGAGTCAAGATACTTTAATGTATTCTCATAATTCTTAATAATATTAGGTTCAACACCATCATTAAGAGCCTTGTTAATTCTCTTTTGAGTTTCATCTAACTTACTTTCAATGTGGTCTTGAATAGATTTAGCCAATGCTTCTGCATCAGTAATCTTTTCTATATTATCATCAGAGAGGTCAGGAAGAATACCCTCACCCTTCAAAGCAGTAGCTATGGAAGAATAGAAGTTTTGTTGAGAAGTTTTGCCTTTAGAGTTAGGCTCTTCCTCACCATCTTCACTACCTACTTCCTCTGAAAGGGTTTCATCCTCTTCCTCAGTAGTTTCCTCTGATTTTTCCTTCTTTGTTTGTGTATTATTACTTTCTTCTTTTTCTTCTCCTTCTTCTGAAGGACCAAGACCTTCAAGGTCATCAAGGTCTAAAAACCCACTAATATCATCACTATCAGTGATAATATTATCTAATGTTAACTCTTCTTCCATATAAAATTTATTAAATAAAAACTTCTAAAAACTTGTTACAAAGTTACTACACCTTATAATATTAAACAATATTATAAGGATAATAGTAACTTTATATAAGTAAAATACTTACTTTATTGTAATTCTAAGATTGTTTTTGTCTTGAAGTAGAATTGAAAATAACTTATTGTAAGTCTCCTTAGAGTTAATAACCTTACCTACTACTTTATTCTCACCTACTATTATACAACCTTCTGTGTCTTCAGCAGTATTTCCACTATGTATTCTGATACCATCAAAACCTACTACATTCTCAATCAAAGGCATATCTTTCTTAAACCTTGGACTATAAGTAATTTTTACTCTGTAAGTATCTGTAGGAATAGCTGTCTTACCTTTAACTTTCTTAGCCTTTACTTCTTCTAAAGACATATAGCTGTTAAGACCTCTATCAGTATCTTCAATAGTATCACAGAAATACTCTTCATTTATATATAACCTACCTATAGTATAGGTAGATTTCTTTGCTATTCTTCTTAATTCTAATCTCATTATTCTAATCCTTCATTACCTTGAACTTCCTCAGCTTCTTCTGCTGTAATATAATCTTCTTCATCCATGCCTAAGAAATCAAAATCATTTGAGTCATCTTTGACTATAAAATCTTCTTCATCCTTATTCATTTTAGCTTCAGCATATTCAGCTTCTACTTCTTTATAATCTTTCATATTAGGCTTAGTAGGAAAACATATTGTAGTATAGAAACCTGTTTCTTCCTTATCTGTAATATATTTACCTTCATCAGCATATAATGTATTACCTTGTAATTTCATAACTATTTAATTTTATAATTGGTCAGTAAATGCTAATAAGCTTCTTGGAAATAATTTATTAATTAGCTCTACTAAACTAAGTTCTCCAGATGTAGCATTCTTTGTAACAACAGGTACTCCATAAATATAACCTACTCTTTCTTTATTACCTTCCTGTAACTTTTTAAGCATATCTACCTTTTTAGCTCTCATAGTATTCATTACATAAATACTCTCATTTTTTTCTGTATGAGTACTATCTGATACACCAAAATTAGGATAAAAAACATCAAATAATAAATTCAAAGCCTTTGATACATTTGGTGTCTTTTTTAAAACTATATTACTATAGTCTTCTTTATATTCAGGAGTTTTTATTATTTCTATAAATTCAGCTCTATTCATACTATTTAATTTTTAAGAATTGTAAAACCTTTATCTGTTGCTATTTTAATATCTTCTTGAGTTAACTCATCAAATGATGTTGAGTTAAATAATATCTTACATTCAGCTGTCTTACCATTAGCCTTTCTATCATATAATTCATTAAACATTTGTACTGTTAAATCTCTATGTAAGAAGACAGTAGTTAAATCAAGTGGAGAGTCAAAAGTATCTGCTTGTCCAAAAGCACCAATATAAAAAGTGTGCATGAATATATCATTCATATATTCATCTACTGACTTATAATTAGTTTCTTTAAGTAAATACTCTTCTTTTAATTTCATAAAATTCTTTACATTATCTAAAGTATTAGCATAAGCAAATTGTATAAAATTAGATAAACCTTTAGAAGCTAATGGTATAGCACAATGAAAATCTCTTACACAATAATCACATACTGCAAAGTACTTAACAAATTCACATTTAGGTAAATCACAGTGCAATGAAGTTATCCACCAATTAAAACTAAAACAATAGTTTCTGTTCTCTTCACCATTATAAGTAGCTACTAATTCTGGTAAAGAATTACCTACTATCTCTATACTTTTTAGATGACCACCATTTCCTACATAGTTTCTAAAATTACCATCTGTATTACAAGAACAAGTGAAGTTCATATACTTAATAGAAGGGATATTTAACTTAACCTTTTCTAAATCACCATAATATCCCCCATCAAATAGAAAGTCAGTTTTAGTTACTTTAGGTGCATCTATTTCTACATTCTTAAGATAAGAATATGTTTTTATATCAGGAAAAGTAATACCTGCTACTTGTTCAGCTTCAGGTAATACAAGTTTTATACTTTTAAGATTATTATCATTTGTAAAAGGATAGTTAACATACTTTGCTTTAGGTATAGTTACATCTACTTCTTCTAATACTCTATGATTTGTAAATGTCTTCTCAATATTAATAAAACTATTTGGTAATGTACCTTTTATACTCTTTATAGTACTATTATTAAAATTATTAGGACCCCAACTAAATATAATATCTTTAATTTTATCTTTAGTTTTGTCATCCAAAGCCTTAATAGCATCTATCTTTAATATAGAATTATACTTATAATCTTCAAGTTTACCAACTACAATCATAGAATTTAAGTAAGCAGATAGCATAGGTTTGATAACATCTTCTCCCCCACTAAAAGTATATTTACTATCTATACCTACTTCAAATGTAGGATATTTAATATTATAAGTACCCTCTTTAGCACCAAGTACCTGTAAGCCTGTAATCTCTTTAAGATAAGTATTAGGACTATTTAAGTCTTCTATAATAGGTCTACCCCTCAACCACCCTATTCTTTTTTTCATTTTTCTTACCTCTCTTTTTCTCTTTAAGTAAAGCCTTTTGAATTAAATCATTCTTTCTATATTGACAAGTAAGGTCTGTACAGATAGATTTAACAACTTCAAATAATTCATTTTTTAAGTTTGCTACTTCTCTTTCTAAAGCATCTTTCTCTTCTTGTAGTCTGTTAAGTCTCTCTTTATTGTCATCACTTAATTCCTTATAGAACTTTAAGGCTTCTTGCATATTAATAATAGTAGAATTATCTACCTCACTATCATACTTCTTTTTAGCCAATATCCAAGAAATGAAGCTACCTAATATAGTAGCTCCAGTTCCTACAATACCTGTTATAATTTCATCAGAACCAATCATTTAATTATCTCCATAAATTTTTTCGATTTTATATTAACATAAGGATTTTCTTCAATAACTTCTACTTCAACTATAGTATGTTTTCTCTGAAATAACCTAAATAACCAAAACTTTTTAGGAGGATTAACTGTTTCTTTCTTATAATGTAATATTATGTATTCATTATTATAAAACTTAGGTTGAGAAATAATCTTATTAGGATATTCTAATATAATCCTATTATTGAACCACTTATCACCTACTATAGTATCTATATGAACATTGTTTAGAAATAAAGTATCTCTACTATAAATAGTATCAGTTCTTTGACCTACAGTACTAATAGCTGATAAAGATTTAAGTTTAGAGTCTTTAATTTTTAATTCTTTTCTTACACTATCTAACTTTTGGATTAAAGAGTCTTTAACCCATTTAAGCTGTGCAGCAGTAAATTGATATTCTATAGGTTTAGCAGTAGTATCTTTTTCTAACACTAATGCCTTATAGTTATTCTCTGCAATATCTCTTTGTTCCTTAGTTTTAGAGAATGTATTAAAAAGGTATATAGCTGTCATTACAGCCATAATACCTAATACAAGATATAATATCCACTTCTTAAATATATAATTCATAACAAAAATCTGTATCTATTAAGTTACCATTAAAATCTCTACAATCTACTCTAAGTACTATTTTATTATTCTGATTTTTATAAATAGAAGTAGCAAAAATAGCAGGTTTAGAATTAGGTTCTTGACCTGTACCTGTACTTTCAGAGTTAATTACATTAGGATAATCTTTCTTTGAAATACAATTAGTAATATTTACTCCTATCTCACCTATATCTATAGTCTTAAAAAGTAGCTTATCTAAAGATATCTCAATGGCATATTTACCTTCTGATAACCTTATAATATATACACCTTTAACACTTGGAGGATTAATAACTTCCCCATGAGCAGAAGGCATAGTTCTATAGGGAAGAGATAATAGTTTTCCATGTGCTATGGAAAACCTCTTAAAAGAAGTAAATAAATATATTTCTCCTGTACCTTCTCCTGTGTCTCCAAAAACACCATCTTCACTTATAGGAGTGTAATCTGTTAAATACTTAAAGTTAAATTGATTAGTTGCAGTATTAAAAGTAGCTGAAAATCTCAAATTACTATAAGGTGCAAGTAATAAATTATTTCTATACTCATCATTACTTGTACTTATCTTTATGTACTTATCTGTAGTATTAATAAATGAATAAGTAACATTATCTACTTTATCACTTATATTTAATGTTATGGTACTACCTTCTACAGATGATGATAATATGTATGTAGTACTTATAGGGTCTAAAGATAAATTAGTATCTATATCAGTTATAGAAATAACCTTCTTAATAGCCTCTTCTTTACTTGTACCTATTTGTTTTTGAAAGTCTTCAAAGTCTGTCTTAAAATTATCTAAGTTAGTTTTTATATTATTTACTTTCTTAGATAATTGGAAAATAGTATAACCATTAAACATAGTAGTAGTATCATCTTTTATATCAGTAGTATCATCATCTAATTTAGATGAAACTAATATTTTATAATTAGCCACATTATTTAATTCTGTTAAAATAGTCTTAAATTCTTGGGGAGATTTAGCTTCCCAACCATTTTTAGAAGAATTATATACAAGTACACTACCATCAGTTTGATTAAGTACTTCATCAGCAGATACAGATTTTAATACATCTTTAAGCTCATATAATCTAATACCACTATTAACTTCATTAGACTCTGTATTACTATAATTACTATCTGAAATAGTAAAAGCATTTTCAAGTGATACAGAATAACCTATGTTATCTTTGTAGTATTTAATAGTAAGTCCCCAAGTACCAACCTTATAAAAATCTAAGTTAGTGAATATATGTACATATATCTTGTTACCTTCTATATGATACTCAGATTTAGTTAAAGGTCTTTTAGTACCTCTTAAAGTAGCAATGAGGGTGTTTCCCTCACTGCTCTCTAATTGTGTTTGATATAAATTATTATGAACTTCCCACTCTAATATAATAGGATTTCCTTGATTAATTATCATTGTTTCTTAGTTTTAAGCTGTTGTTTCTTAACCTCTATTTCATCAGAATGATGTCTGTCTTCTTGAGCAAGTTGTTCTCTCTTAAATCTCATTTCTTCATCAAACTCTCTAATCTTTTCTAATGCTTCTTTAGGGTCTGTTTCTTGAATACCATCATCCATATTATCAGCATATTCAGAATAAGAGTCTTTTTGAATATTAGCAATAATAATTTTAGTTTCATTATCTCTTTGATTAAGTTTATCTTCTTGCTCCATTTTAGCTTCCTGCATCTGTCTTTGATATTCAAGTTGCTGCTCTTGCATCTTTTGTTGTTGCTGCTGAGCCTCTGCATTTCTTTGTTGTACTTCCTTTTCATTCTGTTCTATCATTCTTTGCTTTTCAGCTAATGAACCTGAACCATAAATCTTAAGTACTGTAGAGAAATCAATGATAGAATTTTGTAAAGCTGCTTGAGCTAAAGTATCTAACTTTTGTTTGAATTCTTGTACATCTGAACTACTATCACATAACAATCCATAATCACATTCTGCAAATTCATCACCATCAATAGTTGTTATGACTTCTGATGTATCTGGTAGAATATATTGAAATTTAAGTTGCTTACCTTTCAATGCTATCTTAGCTGTTTCTAAGAAACATTCAATAGCTCTTTTTTTAATATCATTATGTGTAGTAAATAACCACTCTGTAATATGTGAAGATTGTAAAGTTGCTCTTTCAACACCTCCTACAGTTTCATTATTAGATACTTGACCTTCTCTCTGTCTATTAATACCTATAAGGTCTCCTGTTTCTGATTTAATGAAAGTAAGAATGTTAATGTATTGTTGTATAGAGTTTCCTAAATCAGCATTGATAGTAGTGGGCTGACCAGACATTAAACCTGCTAACTTACCAGTAGATTGACCTTTGTTACCCTCCTTAAAAGAGTCTGTAACAGCTATACCCATTTTCTTAGCAAAGTATAACCATTTATCCATATCCCATTTATCAGGAATTTTAGCAAGGTCCACATTCATAATTAAACCCCAATTCCTTGCAAGTAACTTATTTAATCTATCATGTACTACATCATATAAGTAACTATAAGGTTTCATCATATCTACTAATGAGAAAGGTTTATCATCATTAATATTATAAATTGAACCTACTATACCAAAATGACATCTTGAAGGATTACTCATTCTATTATATTGTACTGTTCTTGGTTTCATATCTACATAGATTTTATCACCAATTAAAGTACCTTCCCATGCTTGAGATATATAATATAGCTGTTCTTCCTCACCTAAGTTTTCATTTATTTTATAATCTTCTGTATAAAAGTTATATTCTTCTTCTCCTGTCATAGGATTATAAGATTTAACTCTTTTAATACCTCTCTTAGATTTCCAATAAACTTTAAGTACTCTTACATTACCTGCTATATCATAAGGCATTAAATTATTATGAATTTGGTTCTCACCTGTAGGGTCCCAAAAGAACCCTTCTTCTGGGTTCCAATCTTGACCTAAAGTACCAAGATTAATCATACCAAATCTTTCATCTATATTACTCATTTCATCAATAGCTTGACCTGTAAAAGAAGGTAATTCTTCTATATACTTTACATCCTTTTTACTTAATTGGTCATAGTAAACATCTGTGATTTTACTTGGTGACCAATAGTCTTCAAGTATAATAACATCTGCATCTTCTATCTTATTTGAGTAACCAGACCTAAAGACTTCAACTTTCATAGGGTTTAATCTTTTAAGTACAGGCTCACCACCTTCTATATCACACTGATATATCTCTTCACCTACTATCATAGCATCAGAGAAACCTTTATTAAAAATTATAGGAAAGTTTTGCTCTTTCCAATAATGATTAATTAAAGCATTTGCTCTAATCTCTCTGAAATCTTGATATTCATAACTATAGTATTGTGCTATTTTTTGTGTAGCTTGTTCCATTTCTTCTTCTGAAGAAACATCACTTTGTACTAACTCTTGTAAAGATTGAAGAATTTGCTTTTTCTTTTCTTCTTCTTTTTCAGATATAGCAGTAGGATTAGTAATTATAACCTTATAATCAAATACTCTTTTAATCTCTTCACCTATTAGAACATTAAGTTTAGCATTCATAATAGGATAATGTTGAATATTTTCTGGTATAAAATTACCTTTAAGCTTTTCTGGATTAAGTATCATAGCCATGTCATGAATATGAAGCTTACCTCCAATCAAATCATAGTTTACTTTTTTATGAATAATAGATTTCCTACAAGGACTATAATGCTGAAAAGACCTATTCTTTGCCCAATCTAAAACTTGTTTTCTCCAAGCCTTAGTCTTCTTTGTATAGGGAATAGCTTGTGCTGGAAATTGTATATTGTCCATAAATTAAAATTTTAATGCAAAGATACTAAAATAATACTTAATATACAAATAACATAATAATTATTCTGATTGATAGTTAGGATAATTCTTAGTAAAGAAATCATCATCTGCAAGGTCTGAACCTGTATCTTGTCTTTCAGGATTTCCACCATACTTAATCATGACTTCTTGTCTCTTTATCATAAGCATAATACAAGAAGAAACTCTATCAAAGTTACCTTCTGAATTCCATAATGATAACTCTTTAAGTAATGCTCTACTTTTAATCTTCATTACATTAGGTATAGTAACTTCTACTTCTTCTCCATCTACTACTTGTAACTCTGTAGTTGTAGTAAGTAACCAATCTCTAAGTAAAGCTCTACCATAGCTATTAATACCTGCTGTAGCATTCACACCATAAGCCTTATTACCATAACCTCTTTCTTTAATAAGTTCCTTTTCAAGTAAGTATTCTGGAGTTACAGACATATAATGTGTACTATGTCTTGTCTTAAAGTAAGCATAAATACCTTTCTTATTATTCTCATAAAGTAAAGAAGCATTATAGTAAATAGTACCTAATCTTGCAACCTCATAGTTATCTTCTGCCAAAGGGTATCTACCTGTGTACTCACATACTATTTCATCAGTCCAACAATCTAAAACAAAGAAAGAAAAGAAAGACATTGTTTTAGCACCATCATCATCTATAGGGTCAACAGATGCTATATACCTATTAGAATATGCTCTACCTGTAGATGGGTCTATGACTGGTTGTTTGTATATTTCTACTGCACCTTGTAATGTATTATCTTTAGTAGGGTATTCTCTAATAGGTAAATCAGATGTAGTTTCAAATAATACATTATCTCCTTTACCTGCCTTAAATCTACCAATCAATACATCTGACAATATAGTCTCATCAGTATCTATTTCTGATAATCTGTCATTAATTAAGGTAACAGGAAATATATTCTGACTTACTCTTGTAATAGCTTCTTGAGGTGTTATAGGCATTTCAGCTATTGTTCTTATAATTGTATCAGGTTCTGATGAATTGTATTTAACCTTATATCTATTAAGTAGTATTTGTAATAAAGCCTTAACTACATCAGACACACCATCTTGATTATAACAACCTGCTCTATTTAAGTATGCACCATAAAAGAATGAAATTCTTTTACCTACTACACCTTTGTCATATACATTAGGTAATGAATAAATATTATAACCATCTGGGTTAAAGATTATTTCTTGTGCTGAAAGGAAATCAGCAGCTTTATTACCAGATGTACCAATCATATAAATAAGACCAAATGTTCTATCTCCCTCCTCTACAGAAGGTCTAAGAGTATTATATAAACCAAGTAAAGAAGGGAATGAACCAAACTCTTCCAAAAATATATCACCTCTCTTACCTCTAAGTTTATCTTCATCTTCTTGTACTGCAACACCTAATACAAGGTTTAATGAGCCTTTCTTAGCACCTGTAATTTTATCTTGATAACCCATTTGCCATGTCATTTTAGCTACACTATCTATGAGTCTTCTTTTTGGGAAACCTGTATGTAATGCACAGAAATCTATAATAGGTGTAAATTTAGAAACAGTACCATCTTTTGCTGATAAATACTCACCTTGATAAGCTGCCATAATAGTGGTAATTCTCTTACAGGCTTCTTTATTTTGTCCTAATATAAAGTTCTTAGCTGCTTTTGATGCTATACTATAAGACTTACCTGCACCTCTTCTTGCAAGTTCTGCACCATGATTACCTCCCTTAAAGTCATTATAGATACCACCATTTTTAGCTTGGTCCATATAATGATACCTAAAATAAATGCCTTCCCAAACTGATGGGAAGTCTTCAACTCTATTAGCAGTATTACCATGTGAAGTTTTAGTAACCATAATAGGTGAGTAATTGAGATAAAAATACATATCTCCTGAAATCCACTCACCATCTTCAGGTCTTACCATACCATACCAACATCTATCTCTTTCCCTTCTAATCCATTTACCATATTCTGAATTAGGATTGGCATTAGGTCTTAGCTTAGTATAGCAACCATTTTCCTTATAATATAAAGCAGCTTCTCTAAAGTAATCCATGTTTTCTATAATATGTGGGTTACACAGGTCTACTTTAATTCTTCCTAACTCATCCCTTTCTAAATCTTTAGCTCTTTTTCTATTAGGACTTATAAGGTTTTGTATAAAAGGTATAGTAGTTACAGCTTCATATAATTGGTCCCATACTTCTTTAGGCAAAGACTCCCTTAACTCTTCAGTTATGGGAGTCTGATATTCATTAGTTGGGATTATTACTTTTTGTTCTTTACACATAGTAATCTAAATATATTACTTTCAAATTTATCTTCAAATTTTTCTACATCATTCTCTGTAATATTTTCTACAAGAGTATATACTAATTCTTTAGTATTATCTTTAATATTACATTTATAGAGTTCATATTTATAATTCTTGTAGAGTTTAATCATGCAAGGTTTTATGCCTTTAACTACTACATATTTAATACCAAACTCTTTATTATACTCATTTAATAATTCTATTAACCTCATAATCAAATAGTTAAATCATCTTCAAATACTGTCTTCTCACCTCCACCTCTCATCTTAGAAGTTTCTACCTGCTCTTGTATAGCTAACTTTTCAGCCTTATCAAATACCTCTATAAGTTTAATAACCTCTTTCATAGTAGATACTATCTGTGCAGGATTATATTTTAATCTACCACTTTTATCTTCTTCTGTAAAATCAATAGTTTCTAAGAAGTGTCTTAGTTTAGCTGCTGATTTTCTTGAGGACTCTATAAGTAAAGAAGTAGTAGTCTTAAAAGAATTATAAAATTCCACAGCTTCTTTGACAACTTTGTCAGGCAACCATTTACCCATTCCCTCATCTGCAATAATTCTTTCTGCTCTTTCTGTGTCATCGGCAATAAACATATAATCACTTCTTGGGTCACAATAAAAGTAGATAAATCCTAATTCTTGAATAGCTGTAAGTTTATCTTTTGACTTATCTCTATCCCATATCTTTCTAAAAGGTTGTAAAGCATAGGCTTCTTCATCTATAATAACCCTATAACCTTCATACTTAAATAGTTTCATACTTATAAAATAAAAGCTCAGTACTTAAAAAATACTGAGCTATATTAATGTTAAACAATACTCTTATCTGGAATAAGTAACTTTTGTTTCTTAGGTAGAATAACTTTATTCTCTACCTCTTCCATTTCTTCAATAACATACTCAATATCAGAGTCATATAACTTAATATACTCCTCATCATTTATTACTACTGTATTGAAAGAATAACTTGTTACAGGGTTCATTTCCTGTACATTATCATCCCTTAGAGTTCCTTCCTTAAACTTTCTTTGAGCATATCTTGCAGGATTAATATATACATATTCTCCTACCTCAATACCTTTTACCATAGGACCTACAGCAATTACTTTCTGTATTTCCTTGAGAGTTCCTACTCCCTTAGTAATCAAAGTACCTTCAAAATCATTCTCATTGTACTTCTCACTTGTTACAAGTATCTGATTGAACAGACATCTTAGCTTTTTTATTTTTAGCATTTGTATATTTACTATGTAAAATTGATAACTTACCTATATATTTAATATTGATACTATGTTTAGTATTCTTAAATTCTGTTTCTGTAATATCTGCTGGAGCATCAAAAAGCATTATTTTCTCTTTTAGATAGCTCCAGTAAGACTTAAAAACTTTAAGTACTATATCATAAGATATACCTAACTCATTAGAAACTTCTTTAACAATATCTTTATTGTTCATCTTCCCAATCAAAGTGTAACAACAACTTAAATTTCTTCTCCTCTACATTAAAATTAGGAATGAACTTAGGATTAATAGTATTGTTTACTATAACTTTCTTCTTTCTTAATTCCCCTAACATTACTTGGAAGTATTGTAATGATACATCACACTCTTCTCTAATCTTAGTTCTTGAGTCCACATTAAGTAGTATCTCATTAAGTAATACAGGGTCACTTATTTTTTGAGAAAGTTCATGCCTGTACTTTAATATACAGGCAGTAACCTTAATCTCTTTTTCTGTAAGTTTATGTAAAGGTTTAGTAAAATCTAACCATAGTCTAAAAAATCTTTCTAATGTCTTAGCAGGTATATTAATTATACCATTAATCTCCATTAGTAGTTTCCTCTTCTTCTATTGTTAGACTTTCTTTAATTTCATCTGTACACTTACCTACAAACTCTAAGTCAAACTTATCAGAATGCTTAAGTACTTCAAATAAATACTTTAATCTCTGGTCACTTAACAAGAACTTAGCTTCTTGTAACTGTCTGAACATCTGATTAGCTTTTTCATACAAATTATTGTATGCTTCAGTAAGCTGTTCATAAGTAAGTTTTGTACCTTCCTTACTGTTCTCTACTTTTGTCTCTTTTGTTTCTTCTTTCTTCATAACTAAAAATTAATTTTTAATATGTTTTATGTATATATCTTTTTCCGTATCTTTTATAATACATTTGTTCCCAAACCTTAATGTTTGTTCTCTTTATATCTGTAGAACCACATACATCACAGAAATCTTTACCTTCACAGTCTTTGACTCTTAAAGATAGACAATGTTCACAATAATATACTGGCTCTTCATCATAGCTATTACTACCCTCTGACTCCTGCAAACTTATATTGTATTCTGCCATATAATTCTTGTTTATAACCATTAACAGTTAACTTACCTCTTTTTCCCTTAGGTAATGTATTCTTAAATGGTCTATGTGGTGCTATAATACCTGTTGGAGAAACATGACCTCTTCTTATAGCTCTTCTAATAGACTTAAATTTACTAACTCCTTCATAAGATAATAAATGTAACACCATACAAGTTCTACCTTGTTTATCTACTAAAGGTGTATTTCTATCCTTTACAATTTTATCAAGTCTTTCCTGTGCTTCTTCTACAGACTCTAACTTCTTTAATCTCTTTTTACTCATTGTTTTATCCAATTTGATATATTAAACATACACTATTACCATATTCAAGTATTTGAACTACAGCTTCTTTAGTTATATGTAACTGGTTAGCTTTTTCAATAACTTGTCTCATAGTGTTTTCTACTATGTAATCTAACTTAGTTTCTTTCATATTTTATATTAATTATTTCTGATGCAAAGGTAATTAAAATAAAATTAACTACCAAATAAAATCAAAGAAAAATTAGAAAAAAAATTGAAAATAAAAAACCCTACCTATTAAGGTAGGGTCAGAGTGATACAACCACTGTTGCACTAAAATATATAAACTGTTGCAGGAGAAGGACTTGAACCTCCGACCTCTTGGTTATGAGCCAAGCAAGCTACCATCTGCTCTATCCTGCGATATTTGGTCTACACTTTATGACTTCTGAAAATTCATCTTTAGTCAGATACCAAAATGGTTTTGAACCATCTTTATAATACATTTCATTAAAGTCATTAGGGTGTAGAGCTAAGTGACATAATATATGAAAAACATTAAATATGTTACTATCATCCCATCCATTCTTTCTACCTCTTAGATATATAATAATAGGTACTAAAAAGAAACCTAAAATACAACCTAATAGAACTAATAAAAGACTTATTATCATATATTTGTATTTCTATAATCAGTGGGATTTTTAATCACCATTGATATATCATTCTTAATTTCTCTAAACTCTCTTGTTTCAAATTCTAAAGTACAGACACCTCTTGTTAAATTATTAAATTCTTTCTCTAATATATCTAACTCTTGTTTCATCTTCATAGCTTGCATTGAAAGTTCAGCTACTTTATCTGTCATCTTTAGTATTTTATTATATCTATTTCTTATTACTTTTTCTAACTTTTTATTCTTTAAGTCAGGAGAAACAAATATAACATTTTTAATAACCTTAGTATTTATACTTGGCATACCTTAATTAATTTTTATTTTCATACTTTTCTGACCATGCTTTTGTAATACCTGCTGATGCAAAAACACCTGCTACAGCAGCTATATAAGATGCCATACCATTCAAGTCAGTTTTAATAGTATGAGTAGATATAATTTCTATTAACAATACAACAGCAGGTATAAGTAATAATACTAAACCTATAATAGTAGCAGTTACTAAAAAGAAACTCTTTGAACTTACACCTGTATTATTTTTAATTAGTTTACCTAATAAAGTAGACATCTTAAACCAATTTATATTCATAGCTGGGAAGATAGGACTCGAACCTACTATCTTCTGGTTAACAGCCAGTAGCTTATACCATTTAAGCTTCTCCCCAATAAAAAGCAGCAATTCTATTTCACAACAGTAAGCTGCTAAAAGTAAAAAACACTAAGCGACACATCCAAAAATAAGTAGTCTATAGCAGAGTCGAACTGCTGTTACAAGAATGAAAACCTTGTGTCCTAACCATTAGACGAATAGACCAAAAGGGGAGGCTTCTTTTACAACTTTACCTCCTAAAAGTTGGTCTTTTATATATTAAAATAAAACAATGAAATAAGACCTATTTGTATTAATTGACCTACTAAACCACCTAACATAGTAGCAGACCAATCTTTCCAATCCCAATATTTACTATATTGTAAATCCTTAAACTCTAATGCACTTGCTACACCTAATACACATAATATAGTGAATATGAACCCTATAGGTATTGCATATGCAAAGTGTTTATTTCTATTACTTTCTTCTAACCACATTTTTATATAATTTTTGCGGAGTAAGGTGCATCCGACACACATACATTATAAATGTACAATCTGCTTAGCAGGCAGTTCCTATTCCCTATAGGTTCTCTACTCCAATGTTAAGAGGAGGATGTGAGACTCGAACTCACACATCATTTTATTGATTACTAATAGTTTTCAAGACTATTGCCTTACCAATTAGGCTTAATCCTCCTTATTTAGTTACCTCAAAAAGACTCGAACTTTTACTAACAGAACCAAAATCTGTTGTGCTAACCATTACACTATGAGGCAGTATTATAACCCCTTAGAAAATCTTAGAAGGAGTTATATATAAGGTATTACCGCATTAACCTTATAGAGTTCTCTAAGATTACCTTTCCCAAATCACAGTGCAAAGGTATATATAAATTTTTATTCTACCAAATTTATATGTAAGAAATTTACTTGTAAAGTGAGTAACTTACAAAGCCTATTAAGGGTTATTCCTTAACTATTATAACTTATTATTTTACTATAATATATAAAGAGACCCTGGGAGTTCTTTTCCCTGACTTTACCTACATTTAGTCTTTAGCCCCGTTTATATAATATTAGTTTTCACTCTTGTTATCCCAAGGATGCTTTACCTGTACCCTTCTTGGTACCCTTTATTCTCCCAAGTTGGTAGCATCAAACTAACTCCTAAATGTAGGGGGTATCTATATATTTTATAGTAGAGTGATAAGTCTACTGTTAAGTACTTGCTATGTCCTTAATGGTGCAAAGGTAGTAATAAAAAATAATATACGCAAGAGGTATAAGAGAAATCCTTATAAGGTGAAAGTGTTTTTCTAAATTTTTTTCTAAAAATTTTTTCCTAAAATCTAATTTTGAAATTTTTATAGAGGGGTGTGAGAGTTAGATACACCACCCCAACCCCCCCTTGCCTTTGGCAGGTTTGGGGTGTCCCCCTGTCATTAACATTAATTTTTAACCAAAAACTTTTGTCACATGGCAACAACTAACAGTTTCAGAGAGTCATTAACAGTAGAGCAGTTCAAATCAGCTACTGGAGTACCATCAATTAGTATTGTTCGCAATCCTAAGAACAACAATCTCTTTTTCACCTATGGCTCAAAGTCTGGTGCTATCTCAGATAGCATTAAGGAAGAAATTGAAAAGGGCAAGATAACATCACAAGTGATGTTATCCCTCACTACTTCTGATAGTGGTGATGACCTTTGGATACTTCATAAGAAGGCAACTTCTAATGTAGTATTAGAGTTCTAACAAGAGAGAGCCTTTGGCTCTCTTTTTTTATTTTTAATTTTAGTATTTTAATGTACTGAGATTGAGCATCTAACATGGTCTTAGATTTAATTCTATGACTTAGTTAGATAGAGTATTATTAGTTATACTTTGTATAGTTTAATTATTAATACTCAAACCTCATAGAATACACTATGATAAAGTGTGTTTTATGAGGTCTATATATAATAAGGTGTAGATGTTAATCTTTCCAACCTCATAAGTATATATATAATAAGGTGTAATTTATAACTCTACTACCTTTTAGATATACTATATAAGGTGGGACTTTCATCCGCCAATTCTTTTTTTTTTTTGAATTAATATCTATATTATACATAGAGTATAGTATTAGATATACAATGTAATTAAGTATAAATATATAAAGTAATACTTATTACATTAGTCAAGTAACAATATTAAAACAATAAATTATGAAGAAGTTAGTTAAGATATGTAGTGTAGTAGTAGTATTATTTATGATACTGAATACTCTTGCATTTAGTGTTGTATTTATAGATTTTATAGACTCTCCTATTTGGCGTATATCATTGATTATCAATGGGTTAGGTGCTGTAATAATACTAACCCACCTTATAACACACTTTGATGAAGACAAACTTTTTTAATACTATAAAATATTATAACACTTTATGGGCAGAAAAAGACACAAGTGTAACCTAATAGTCAGTGTATCTAACACTGACTTAAAGGGTAAACACAGCAGAAATTCCTTGTTAATCTCAAGAGAGGTTAATAAAGACATCTTAGACAAGTTTAGTAAGCAAGACTTACCTAAGACTCCATTTATATGTATTTTTGGTAAATGGACCAAAATTACATTAGAAGAAGCAGCTCAACACTCAACTCTTAAAATAGAGTGGAGATAAACATATTTATATGCTACAAGTTTGTGACCAAGACAACCTCCCTATTACTTATGGGGAGGTTATGAGTGTTAAGAATAAAAGTATTGCACTCATTGATAGGAACACTATTACTCTTTATATAGGTGATAAATTACCTATTGAAAGTTATGTTCCTTCAGATAAGGAAGATAAAATCTTTTTCAAGAAGGCTCTAAAAGACAATAACTATAAAGTCTTTGAGTTCCATACAGAACCTACCCAAGAAGAAATAGATTGGGCAGATTACTGTCAGCAGATGGAAGATGAAAGAGATTTGAAAATGCTCAAAGAAGCTGAGTATGAAATTGAAGAAACAAGACAATTCAATGAAATGCTTCAAGAAGAGTATGACAAAATGTGGAAGGAAGATTTAGTTTAATCTTCCTTTAATATAACTCCCTTTAGCTCAATGGATAGAGCAACAGCCTTCTAAGCTGTGTGTTATAGGTTCGAGTCCTATAAGGGAGACTATTTAGACTGTCATAGATTAATTAAATGTTATTTTATTTTTGTTTTGGTTAATGATGAATTCCTTAAAACACATTGCTTGTGAAAGTAGTGTGTTATTTGACTTAATAGTTTTAATTAGTTTTAATTAAAATGATGGGTATATACATTATCTTGTATATAAAAGGTTCGAGTCCTTTTTAAGTCACAGATTATTTAATTGAATAGAAGGAATTAGACTGAGTACTATTTATAATAATTTGACATACTATTTTATATACTTTGTCCTACTAAATTAAATAGTACAGAAACCTGACAAATAGGAATTAGACTATTGACAATGAGGAAAGACTTGTTGTTTTGTTTCTCTAAGTTGTGAATTGTTTGTTTTATTAAGAAAATCAAATCAATGACCAACCCTAATTCTATATTTTTTTTATATTCTTTTTAAGCTCTTAATAGGCACAAACAGAAATCAAAAAGAATAACTTAGTAACTTCCGTAGTTACTAAGTACCTGCCTCCATGTTGGAATAGGTAGACAAGACAGACTTAAAATCTGTTAACCAGTATTGGTTGTGTGGGTTCAAGTCCCATTGGAGGTACAAGTTAAACAATTAAAAACAATAAAAAAATGGAAACAAAAGAAGTAAAGATTACTATCCCAGAGGGATATGAGATTGACAAAGAAAATTCTACTTTTGAGTGTATTAAGTTCAAGAAAATACACCAAATAAATACTTGGGAAGGTATACCAAGAGTTAATGGTTGTTATATAAATAATAGCCATATTTATACTGGTTATGAAGGTAAGCCATATGAAGAAAACAAAGATGTTTATCTTACAGATAAGTATGCTAAATCAGCATTAGCTCTTGCTCAAATCTCACAACTCATGCCTTATTATGGTGGTGAGATTACTAATGAAGAATGGAATAATAAAAATACTAAAAGATATGGTATTGGTGTATCTCGTTCTACAATTTATAAAATTATTGTATTCACTACCAGAAATATATTAACTTTTCATACTGAAGAACAGTTAGATAGATTTTTATCTTTTCCAAAGAATGTTCAACTTGTGAAAGACTTTTACATGATTGACTAAGATAAAGTAAAACAAAAATGATGTAGGGATTTTGTACCTAAATGGTTTTATTGAGGTAAATATTACCACCTACTTATTATTAAAACTTATAAAATATGACAATAGAAAAACTTAAAAAAGGGACAGAAATACTTGATAAAATCAAGCATTTAAAAGATGAAAAAGCTATGTGGGAACAATCCACTTATATAAAAGACTTAAATATTGCCAGAAATTTAGAAGACAGAACTATACTTTGTGTTGTAGATACATTTATTATTAACTTTAAGAGGTTAAAAAATGATACTCTAAACACTATTAATAAGAGAATTAAAGAATATCAAGAAGAATTTGATAGTTTATAATTCTTTTTAGGACTCTTAACTCAGAAGGTCAGAGTAGCACACTCATAATGTGAAGGTCATAGGTTCAAGTCCTATAGGGTCCACAGTCCATGCTTGTAGAATTGGACAACTACAAGATACTTAAAGGTCTAAGAGAATTGCAATAGCATAAGTATGCCTCCTACATGTAGTAGGAAGAAGGAGGAGTAACGACCTTACACTTTTCTTAAAGACCTTTATTTATTAAGATTTAGTTATTTTTTATTGTTAAATATTGTTATTGTGGCTCTCTACTCTATGTGAATAGGGTAGAGAGTATTTTAATTTTTAAGAAAGGAAAAAAGAAAAAAAATACATTTTTCACATTATATATAATTAATGGAAGTACTTGCAGGAAATCTTACAATTTGGGTACAAGGTGCTCAAATGGTAAGTGAGGTTGACACCCTCAAAACAGTGTCAAAGAAGAACAAAGATGGTAAGAAGATTACTAAGACAGTGGTTGATACTACAAAAGTTGACACATATACTGTCAAGGTAAGAACTGCTCATGACCCTAAGAAGTTTGAGGTAATTACCTTCCACACAAGGAAGAGAAAACTCATACCTCATAGTGTCAATATCAGTAGAACTGCCTATCTGTCATTTATCTCCAAGAAAGAAGTACCAGATAGTATACACCCAACAAAGTGGTATACTATGACACAGGAAGAAAGACTGCTCTGGCACTTTAAGGCAATGTGCCATGATTTTGGAGGTAAGTACTTTACTTTTCAAATCTTTGAAGAGTAGAGTAAGTTAAGTGTTTAATTCCCAAGCAAGTACTTTAATAGATTAAGTTCTATTAAGTGCTTGCTTTTATATTTATTAGTTTTATGTGGTTAGTATATATTATTCTTATAGTTATATACATAGTATATACTATAAACAAACAATTCAAACCTAAAGTTGAAATACTTGTTAATCCTTTTAGGGTAATAGTATTTTATACTAAAGGTAATGAGAGAGTATCAAAAGTTATTTACTTAAATTAAAAGATATGGTTGTATTAATTAATATGATAATTATATCAGTATCTTATGTTCTATTAGGTATGCTGTTTACAGCTATTTATTTGAAATTAATTAGTGTCCTTAGAATAGACATTGATGATTGGAGCTGTGAATACCCACCTTATGGCATTTTCTTTGCTTTTTGGATAGTATTGGCTTTGCCTATTATACCTACTTTGATACTAAGATACTATAAGGAGGAGTATTTAGAATGATAGTATTATTAAGTATTGTATTATATCTTTTAGTAGGTTCATTATTAGTATATGTAACATTACTGCTTATAAGTAAAGGATATATTGATAGAGAATTAGAAAATCTATTACCGTTAATATATATTTTCTGGATAATAGTTATACCTATGCTTATAATGATGGTACCTTTTATATTAGTAACAAATTTATATCAAAAATACAAGTAATATGGATAGAGAAACAACAAGGTCTGAAATTCTTACCTTGGATTGTAATTACCTTTTAATCCAATTACCTACAGGGTATGGTAAAACTAAGGTAGCCCTTGATTATATTAACAAGGTAAATCCTAAAAGAGTATTGATAGTAGTACCTTATAGAACCCTCTTTACCAACTGGTTAGAGGAAATTAAGAAGTGGGGTTACACCAATATTAATGTAACTTTCTCTACTTATAGAAGTTTGCACAAGCACACTGAAACATCTTGGGATGCAATTATTTATGATGAGTGTCACCACTTATCAGAAAATGCTATTCAGTTTGCTGAAGTTTTACAAGCTAAAAAGACAGTATTTTTATCAGCTACTGTTAATAAGACTGTAAGAGATAGAATGAGAGATGCTTTCCCTTATATTAAGGGTTACAGGGTCTCAATGAGAAAAGCAATAGAGAATGAAGTTCTACCAGACCCTATTATCTACTTACATCCTTTGATATTAGGTGATGAAAAGACATCTTTCTTATTACACCCTAAAGCTAAAGGTAAGATAATTGTTTCAGACTTTAAGAGTAAAGCTTATTATGATAAAGCTTATAAAAATAATGTCATCAAAGTTGAATGTACTCAAAAGGAACATATTGAATACTTAGATAGTCAGATTGAGTATTGGAAGAACAGATTTTTCATGACTAAGCAAATATACATGAAAAATAAGTGGTTACAACTTTGTACTGAAAGACTAAAAGCATTGTCTAAGTATAAAGAGCCTTATATTATAAAAGTTCTTAAAGAAGTAGATAATTATAGAACTCTTACTTTCTGCTCTTCTATTGAGCAGGCTGAAAAGTTAGGTGAGTATTGTATTCATTCTAAGAATAAAGAACTGTCTAACAAGAACCTTGAAGACTTTAACAATCATAAGATTAATCATTTAACAGCTTGTGCTATGTTAGATGAAGGTATAAATCTTGTTGATTGTCAAATGGGTATTTATGCTAATCTTAGTTCATCAGACAGACTGATTAAGCAGAGATTAGGAAGAATTTTAAGACATAAAAATCCTTTCATTTATTTACCTTACTTTAAGGGTACAAGAGATGAAGAGATTAAAAACAAAATGCTTGAAGATTATAATCCAGATAATATTAAGTTATACATTTCAAGTAGTAGTAAATAACTTTTAAGAATAAAACAATGAAAAGAATTAGTTATTCAACAGTTTATGATGAGCAAAGAGGTACTGTAACAGCACAAGCTGTAATTACTGCTGCTGTTATTCCTAACTACTTGTCTAACAAGGACTTTGAAAAAGTAGCCAAAAGACATGGACTACTTTACAAGGAGGCAGCTATTACATCTACTACTCTTTGTAGAAGGGACCTTGGTGATGTTTTTGACCTTACCATTGGTAGGAAGTTAGCTAAGAAAAAGCTAAGAGTTAAGGTTTATAACAAACTAAAGAGAATTGCTCTTTATAGTAAGGAACTCTATGAGGCTCACAAGTCAGAAGTTGATAAAACTCTTGACTACTACACTAAGGAGGAAGAGTATCACTCTTTAGACTTAGATACTTACAAGAAAGTATTATGAAATTAATCATAGATACAGAAGCTTGTAAGAAAAGTAATATAGATTTAAGAAAAGTTCTTTTAATGATTTATTTACACAATGGTGGTGTATATGAAGAAGACTTAAAAGACCTTATAGATAAAGGTTTAATAAGTAAAGATTTATTCAAGGAAAGTCATTGGGTATCTCCTAAAGGAACTACTATTCTTAATTCTGTATTACTTAATTCTGATGATAGTGTACCTAAAGAAGACTCTTTAGAAGAGTTAGCTATAAGGTTGAAAGAGATATTTCCTAAAGGTAAAAAAGAAGGAACTAATCTCTATTGGGCTGAGGGTAAACAACTTATCATCAGAAGATTGAGAATGTTTTTCAAAAAATATGAAGAGAAATACAGTCATGAACAGATAATTCAAGCTGCTGAAAACTATGTAAATAATTTCAATGGTAACTACCAATATATGAGAGTCTTAAAGTACTTCCTTTTCAAAGAAAATAATGAAGGTGGTTCTTCTGACCTTATAAATTATGTAGAGAATGCAGATGAGAATGACAATCTGAGAAATGATTGGACTACTACAGTAATATGATTGATAGTTTTGAAAAAGTACTCATAAACTTAAAGCAGAGAAGAGAAAGAGTTTTAGAAGGTAAATATAATTGTATTCCTAATCCTTTTAATAGATTTAGGTATATATTTCCTGGCACAGAAAAGTCAAAGTATGTCATAATTACAGCTAATCAGAAGATAGGTAAATCTAAACTTGCTGATTATATGTATATATATGAACCTTTATTCTTTATGATGACAAATCCTAATGTAAAAGTAAAGGTATTGTATTTTACACTTGAAATGTCTCCAGAAGATAAAAAACTTGAGTTTATTTCTCACTTACTTTGGAGGATAGATAATATAATTATATCACCTACAGACTTAAAATCAGTTAATAATAAAATTCCTGTACCACAAAAGATATTAGACTTACTTGAAACTGAAAAGTATCAAATGTATTTAAGAAAGTTTGATGAAATGGTTACTTTTATAGATAATGAAAGAAACCCAACTGGAATTAACAAAGTTTGTAGAGATTATGCACTAAAGCATGGTCATCTAAACTTCAAAACAATTCAATCTATTAATTCTGTAACAGGAGAAGAAGAAAGCAAACATATAATAGACCCTGATGAACCTTATACACCTGATGATGAAGACCTTTACAAGATAATAATTGTAGATAATGCAAGTAACTTAATGTCTGAAAAAGGTCTTAACAAAATGCAGACTATTGATAAGTTAAGTAAGTATGCTATTACACTTAAAAATCAATTACAGTATGTATTTGTACTTATTCAACACCAAGCTCAAGCACAAGAAGGTATTGAAAATATAAAGTTAGGAAGAATGTTTCCTACATCTGATGGTTTAGCAGATTGTAAGACTACAAGTAGAGATGCTAATATAGTAATAGGTTTATATAGTCCATTTAAGTTTAACTTAGATGTATATGAGAAGTATGACATAAAGAAATTAAGAAATTATAGTAGATTTCTTATTATGATTGAAGACAGAGATTATGGTTCTGGTGGTTCTATATGTCCTTTATTTTTCAATGGTGCATCTTCAACTTTTGCTGAATTACCTCCTAATACTGAAACAAATGAATTGAATAAAGTATATGAGTATATATATGCAATAGAAAAAGAAAAAAGGGATAGAATAGTAAATACAAATACTTTCATAAGTAGTACAAAAACTCTTAGAAAAGGAATTATTAATTTACTTTTTACTACCTTTGCAAGATAATTTGTTATGGCAAGAATTTTAGTTTTAGCTAAAAGTGGATTTGGTAAGACCTTTAGTATAGGTCAGATACCAGAGTTAGGTCATAAAGGGTTAGACCCTAAAGAAACTTATGTAGTTTCAGTGACCTCAAAACCTCTGACATTCCCAAAGAGTAGAGAACTTTATAAAGTTACTCCTTGTGATAAAATGGCAGAAGGCAACAGAGTTATTACAAATGACCCTGAAAAGATAGCATCAATTCTTGAAATGCTCTTAAAGAGTCCTTATAAGAATATTGTAGTAGATGATTTTAATTATCTAATGCAAGATTATTATATGGCTAATGCTTTGAAAGGAGGTTGGGACACTCCTAAGAAGATTGGTTTCTTTATGGGTAAAATCTTTGATGCTATTGAGAAGTATGGAGACACTGACAAGAATATAATTGTTCTTGCTCATGGTGAAGAAATGCCTCAACCAGATGGTAGAATTTATCTAAAGATGAAGACCACTGGTAAGATGGTAGGATAACATCTGCCATTATCTATCTAACTGCTGGGACACCCTTAGAGCTTTAAGTACTGTTATATTATAGTGATATAGTATTTACACCAACTTTAATGTGTTGGGTATAGTAATAATCTTAAAGATTGGGCAATCGAAGTAAATATGATTTCTGTATCATATAGAGCAGCCAAGTATCTCATAGAGATAAAGGTTCATCGACTATTCTCTGTTGTGGAGAAGTACATTAATGAAGTAATTAATCATTTTTGGAAATGGTAGATAATAGAAATGTTTACATTTATGTATTAAAACATCCTGATAATTTAGAAATAAAATATGTAGGTAAAACTATTAGTAAATTAAATATTAGATTAGGTAAACATATAGCAAATGCTAAAGGAAACAAACATAATAAGCATTTATCTAATTGGATATTAAAAATACTAAAAGATAATAAGAAACCTATTATTGAACTTTTAGAAGTATGTAATCAAAATAATTGGGAAGAAAGAGAGCAATATTGGATTTCTTATTTTCCTAATCTTCTTAATATTACTTTAGGAGGTGATGGTTGTAAAGGATTAAAACATAATCCTTTGACTATTGCTAAATTGAAAAAGATAAATAAAGGAAGAAAACATACTCAAGAATTTAAGGATAAACTAAGTTTAAGACTTAAAGGTAAACCTCTTACAGAAGACCATAAACTTAAAATAGGTAAAGCCAATAAAGGTAAAAAAGCTTCTTTAGAAACTAAAAAGAAATTATCACTTACACATAAAGGCATTGTACAAAGTGAAGAAACTAAAAGAAAAAGAAGTAAATCTATAAAAGAATGGTGGTCTAAGAGAAAATCTATTAAAGATATAGTCAGTAATGTATAGAAATATACATTGGGCATATATAGTGTAATTAACTATAATAAAAGTATGCCCTTGGAGAACAAAAGGGATGAGTATGTTACTCCAGAAGGAAAATTTGACATTACTTTAGTAGGTAGAACTAAGTTAGAGTCAAAGAAGATAGTTAAGGAATTCATCACTAATGAAGATGAATATACTGCTTCTCCTAAATCACCTTATGGTATGTTTGAAAGTTTATATATACCAAATGACTTAGGTTTAGTAGTTGATGCTGTTAAGAACTATTATGGATAGAGAATTGTTTATAGTATATTTAAGATACAATGACCACTATCACATTATCAAGGAATACCTAAAAGAAAAAGGTTATAATGATGATGTAGTTAAGAATGTTACTTTTGCTATCTTAAATAGTCCTTATTACAATACTATATTAACAGCAGTTACTAACTATTACAGAGTTAAATTCAATGTAAATTTACTTTCCTACAAGGAAAGAGTTATATTAATATATTAATAAAACAATGGAAAAGAAAGTATTAAATTCAATGCAGATTGCTGCAATCAAGAGAACAGCACAGAATGTTGCTAAGTTCACAAAACAGAAAGAGAAGTTGGTAGAGAAGATTTCTCATTTACAGGAAGAGTTAAACAATACTCAGAAAATGATTGACTCTTGGCAGGAGCCTATTAAGACTATGACAGGTGGCTTTACCACTGAAGAGTTGGTAAAGAGAGTAGTCATTAAAGGTCAGAACAAGCAGGGTGAAGATGTTACTACTACTAAGTATGAACTCATGTACCCAGACACTATTCTACCTCCTACAGCTAACACACCAGCAGAGAGTACTCCAACAGAGGAAACTCTTGTAGAAGGAACTCCTACAGAGGAAGTACCAACAGAGGAGAGTAAGGAGAGTGAAGAGAACAAAGAACACACTAATTGGTAATAAGACAATGAAAAAATTAAATCATATTTTTATGGCTTTTGCTACAGGTTCTGAGTCTACAGAAGCTGTAGAATTTAAGAAGTACATTGGTTTAGGAGGTGCTTTTATTAAGGCAGTAAACCCTACTAAGGTAGAGCTTGAGAAACTCTATGGTAGAGATATGCAGAATGAGCCTGAATACCTATCTGAAAAGGATGGTGTAAAGTCTGTTAGAATTACATTTGTATGTCAGTTTGACCCACAGACTAACAATGGCATTGATGAGTTTGTAAATGTTTCTTTCTTCTTAAGAAATGAACAGAGAAAAGGCTCTCAGTCAGGTAAAATTCAGATTATTGACAAGTATGGTAGAACTGCTTGGGCAGACCCAGATGTAGTAGCTGCTAAGGGTATTCCACAGTACACCAATGGTCCTGCAAGGATTGATGCTAATTATAGACCAGCCTATGTAGGTGAGGAGGAACTTATTTCTTTCTTAAAGACCTATTTAGGTATTGAGAATATTGATATCTACAAGGATAATACATGGGTAACTAACCCTAAACCAGAGAATTGTGAAGCAGCACTTGAGCAAATTGCACAGTATTTCTCTGGTAATGTACAGGAACTTAAGTCTATTATTGGTTTACAGCCAAATAATAAGATTAAGATACTTGTAGGTGTAAGAACTACAGAAGATGGTAGAAGCTACCCAGATGTATTTACAAGAGCTTTCTTGAAGAACAATTCAAATGCTACTAAGTATTTGAAGAATGAAGTAGAACAAGTACAGGGAAATGGTGGTTATGCCAATTCAGAGTTTTTGGTAAATGGAGAGATTGTTCCTTTACAGGAATATGTTGTAACTCCTACTAATTTTAAGCAGGAAGATGCACCTTTTGAGGCTCCATCTAATGCTCAAACACCTTGGTAATTAATTATGTTTAATAGTGGTAAACCTTTACATACTTTTGAAGAGATAGTTTCTAAGGAAACTGATATTTTATCATATTATTTTAATATAAATACCTTACCTACAGTTATATGTTCTCCTTTAAGAAAGGATAATAATCCTTCTTTTAGTATCTTTTGTGCAGATAATGACAAAGTTAGATATAAAGATTTTGCTACAAGAGAAAGTGGAGATATATATGATTTGATAGGTAAAGTAAAACATATGTCCTTACAAGAAGTTCTGGGAATGATTTATAATGACCAGAACAATATTGGTGTGGGCAAATGTAAAGTGTTAGAATATACCCAATCTAATAATATTAGTAGTAAAAGTAAAAACAATCATACTAAATTAGAAGTTAAAACAAGAGATTGGAGAAATTATGATATTGAATATTGGTCATCTTATGGAATTAGTCTTGAATGGTTAAAGTATGCAGAGGTTTATCCTATATCACATAGTATAATAACTAAAGGACAAAAAAAGTACTGTATCAATGCAGATAAATATGCTTATTGTTATGTAGAACATAAAGAAGGTGAAGTAACACTTAAAGTGTATCAACCTTTTAATAAAAAGTATAAATGGACCAGCAGACATAATAAGTCTGTTATTAGTTTGTGGACTAAAGTACCTAAGTTTGGAAACTCTATTTGCATCTGTTCTTCATTAAAAGATGCTCTGTGTCTTTGGAGTAACTTAGGTTTACCTTGTATAGCAACACAAGGAGAAGGATATTCAATATCTCAAACAGCCATAAATGAATTAAAAAGAAGGTTCAAGAATATTTTTATATGTTTTGATAATGATAATGCAGGACTCTTTGATGGTGAGAAACTTAGTAAACAAACAGGTTTTACTAATGTAATATTACCTTCCTTTGATGGTGGAAAAGATATTAGCGACTTATATAAAATCAAAGGAAAAGAAGAGTTTATCTCGATAGTATTACCTTTATTTAAGGAAAAGATTAAGGATAACTAATTTAATTTTATTCACTCTTAAAAGTAAAAAACATGGAAAGAGAAATCACAATTATTAATAGCAAGACACAGAAGAAGTCAGTAATTACAACTAATGCAGAGACATTAGGTGAATTGAAAGCAGACCTTAGAGAAGCAGGTATTCCTTATGAGGGAATGACTTTCTTTGAAGGTATCTCAAGAACTGAGTTGAAGGATGATGACTCTCAGTTACCAAAGGATGTAATATACAGAGGTCAGACTACAAATAACCTTGCTTTCATGTTGACACAGCCAGATAAGAAGATTAGGTCTGGTGCTATGTCAAGAATGGACTGCTACAACTACATCAAGTCACACAATCTTGGTGATGTTGTAAAGGCAAAGTATGGTAAGAACTATACTACCTGTAAGACTGATGAACTCATTGAGTTTATCAACTCACAGAATGCAGAAGCACCTGCTAAACCTACTAAGAAGGCTTATTCTGAGAGTAACCATTCTACTTGTGGTAGCAATGATGCTTTACAGAGATTAGAAACAAGTATTGCTACACTTCATGATAAGATTGATGCTTTGTCTGAAAAGTTAGATAACATGGGCAGCTGTGTTTGTAACTCAGAAGAAGGTGGTTACAACTCTGATGATGAGGGAGGTTACTCAGATGCAGAGTTGAGAGCTATGTTTGATTAGTTTTAATATAAAAGCAAGGGATTTTTAATCTCTTGCTTTTTTTAATGTGTTTATTATGGATTTTATAGAATTAAATGATAAAATAAGTCATGATTTGTTCCCTAAATTATACGAGGTGTATAATATCTTTGAAGAATTTTATGGTGAACCTTATGTAGATTTACATATAGAATTAGTAGAAAGTTTTCAAGCTGACTTATTAACTAAGGTTAAAGAAGACTATGATGTCGAAGATATATATAGTCTTACAGAAGAACAATATAAAGCTGTTATTGATAAACATAAATACTTTATACAAAGATGTGTTAGAATTTCATGTATCTTAATTCATTTTCCTGATGTAACTGTTACTAATGAAAATAATAACAGTATTAATATAAAAGATTTATTTGTTAAGGTAAAAGTGTCTGTTACAGGTAGTTTAATAGGTACTTTTGCTATGATTAGAACTTCATACTCTACTAAACAATTTATTAATGATTACATGCACTCTCATATAGATGGTATCTTTGATAAGTATGGAGAAGCAGCAAGAGAAGATAGATTTGCAGAAGATATAAGTTTCCTATACCCTTGTTTAGGTTCTGGACCTATTAAGAATACATGTACAACCCTTAATGTAGAATTTAATGATGATATATGGAAACTATTTTGTTATGAACTCTCTTTGTATGTAAAGAATGAGAGTTTAGAGGGTATTCCTTATAGAAGATTAGAGAATGTATGTTCTGTAAATAAGAGAGAGTTAGAATATAGGTCTATTATTAATAGTATAGTGCAGATTACACCAGACTCTATGCTGTTACTTAGTGAAAATTTTGTATTAGAATTAATAAGGATTATCATTTTTAATCCTAATTTTAGATTAGTTTTACAAGGTAACTATTGGGTATTAGGTATTCCTATGGATAAAGCTGTTATCTTATTTAGTGATATTTTTATTAAACTCTTTAATGCTGAGTATGGTGACACAGCTAAACCAAATAAAGATATTATACTTAGAAATTTCTGTAAAAAAGATGTTATTTATACAGATAATAAATTTTATACAGAAGGAAGTGATGAAGTAGATAATGAAAAGATAGGACTTTGTCAAGGAATGCCTTTATTTTATTTCAAAGGTAAGTTACAATATCTTACTATAGAAATAGACTCTCCTACAGATACTGATTTGAGATTTACAGTGTTAAAACCTGTAGTATTTCATAATCTATTATATCAAATTATTAAACTATTTAATTATTATTACACATATGACACAACAACAATTGGTTATCCCGACAAAAAAAGCCACTTGCACATTATATGATATCATCATACCAGAGAGTGTAGAGAATAAAATCAGATATTTATGCTCTCAAATTAGTCAAGTAGAGTGGTCTGGTGTTTTATTCTATTCAGTAGAAGGTAATTTTGAAGATGCTGATAACCCTCTAAAAGTAACTTGTAAAGATATATTTTTACAAGATATAGGTACAGGCACTGCTACAGAGTTTGATATGTCAGCAGATGTAATGGCTTATGCTATGGAGAATGACCTTACAGATTATTATATGGGTCTTATTCATTCTCATAATAGTATGCCTACTTTCTTTAGTGGTACTGATATAGCTACATTACAGCAGGAAGGAGAAAATACAAATCATTTTGTATCTCTTATTGTTAATAATGTAGGTAAATATACAGCAGCTATTACAAGATTAGTTACTGTAACTAAAGTACTTAAAAAGATTAGTTACAAGTCTTTTGGTGATGAAGAAAAGAATTCTGTAGAAGAAGTAACTAATGAGAGTAAATATATTGAATACTTTGAACTTAATATTAAGAAAGAAGTACAAGAGTTTAGCTTTGAAGATATTGATGCTCTTATTGCTGATATTAAGAAGAAGAAAGAAGAAGAAAATAAGAAGAAAATATATACTCCTCCTTATACTCCTTCTTATAATTGGAAAGAGCAATCTTTGTTTGAGAAACCAAAGACAGAACAAAAGGTAATTCAAGATTATACTAAACCTCTGCCTAAGCCAGTAGCAGATACAGTTCTTACTCATGCTTCTTATGAAAAAACAGAAATAGAGGATGATGAAGACTATGAGCCAGAGATTGTAAATCCTGATGACCTTATTTTCATATCTGATGAAGAAGTAGAAGATGCAATTAAGCAATTAGTAAGTTGTAGTCCTGTACTTCCTTCTTTAGAAAAGTTTGACTTAGATAAGTGGAAAGTACATTTCCCTAAACTTTGTAAGAATAGGTTTTTAGATGATATACCTGCTTTCACTGATTATATCAGAGCATTAATAGAGAATATTTTATTCTACTATACTAATGATTACTTAGCAGGTATTTATACAGAAGATACTATTCAAGCAATGTATGCTGATAGAATATTAGAAGAGTTACAAAGTTGGGCTAATGCTAATAACTTATCTACTAATATATATATCAAGGCTATACTTGAAGTATTAGAAGAATTCATTTTAACATATTAAAATTATGGAAGATATAGAAGAAATGTTAAATTCTGTTTTAGAAGGTAGTACAGCACCTGATGGGCAAGAAATAAATACTATACCAGAAAATCCTACAATTACAGATAATGATGCTACAAGTAGATTTAGTGGAGCAGCATGGTTTAGTAGAGTTATTAATACTAAATGCAGTGTATTAGGTGTAGGAGGTATAGGTTCTTATGTTGCTTATTTATTAGCAAGAATTAATGTACACCAAATTAATATAATTGACCCAGATATATTAGAAAGTGCTAATATGTCAGGTCAGTTACATTCATTTGCTTATTTGCAGGAAAGTAAAGTATCTGCTATGAATAAATTTCTAAAGGAAGTTTGTTGTTACTATCAGTGTTTTACTTCAAAAACTCTTGTAGATGAGCATACTATTTTACAACCTGTAACTTTCTGTGGTTTTGATAATATGATAGCAAGAAAAAATGCTTTCAAAGCATGGAAAGAACAACATGGTTGTAACTCAGAAGCACTATTCATAGATGGCAGACTTGCTGCTGAGGAGTTTCAAGTTTATGTTGTAAAAGGAGGTGATGAACATACTATTTCTCAGTATGAAGTAAATGACCTCTTTACTGATGAAGAAGCTGATGAAACTATATGTAGTTATAAGCAAACAGCTTTCTGTGCTAATATGATTGCAAGTATAATGATTAATTGCTTTGTAAATCAAAAGTATAATGAAGCTGTAGGTATGGAAATAAGACCTGTACCTTATTATACAAGATACAGTGCTGAAACAATGTTATTACATAGTATAGTATGAGTGTAGATTATTTCAAAAATCAATTTCTTCCTGTAAGTAGAGGACGTAAGAAAACTTATTTTTATGAAGGTGGTAATATTGCAGCTTTTTTACTATGTCCTAAGAATGAGTTTTATTGTGTCTTCCTTAATGATGAAATAGATAATCTTCATAATAGCAATAATGTTATTAGAGGAAGACAAGTAATATGTGAAGATAAATTTACTGAATATAAATCATCACTAAATGATTTATATTCTACTGATAGATTAGTAATAGATATTTCTTATGAACTTAATAGACTAAGTAAAATTAGACCTAATAATATTCCTTCATATACTTTAGGTTCTAAATTATTTAGAGTTCTTACATCTTCTTATGATATGATAGCTGTTAGAAGTGAGAAAGATGGTGAGATATTCTATGGTTGTAGAGGGTTAATATTAGATAAGTATTTAATACCTGTTTACTTTACTACAACAGAGTTATATATCTATTCAGAAACAAATAACACAGCTTTAAGTTCTATTAATTGTAAGAAATTAAAAGTACATGTAGATAACAGAGTTTATACTTCTACTAATCCTTTATTCAAATTCTTAAAAAACACTATTGTTCCTAAAGCTCAAGAAGCTAATGTAGACTTTTCTTATTCAGTAGATAGAAGAGTGAGAGTAGTTATAGAAGATACTACTGACTATATTGTTAGTAAACATAAAGAGTTTAATGATAGAATTGAGGACTATGAAGAAGTATTAGAAAGTATAGATAATGCTTTAGATGGAATGTTCCAACCTTATATATAAAGATTGGTATGACTATTTAGATATTACTTTATTAAATAACTGTGTTAAAAGGTTAAATGGTAATTATATACCAGACTTAAATACAGCATTTAGACCTTTTCAACTTTGCTCTTATAAAGACGTTGAGGTTGTATTTATAGGTGAAGGACCTTATATACATAAAGATTTATGTAATGGATTGCTATATGGAAATCCTTATAAAGTAATATCTAAAGAATTAGATAATCTAAGAGATTGTTTAATTAATTTTGAGATACCACATAATTGTATTACCTTTGACCCCACTTTGGAGTTTTTGGCAAAACAAGGTGTCTTACTCTTAAATACTGCTTTTACTACTATAGAAGGTAGAAAAGGCAGTCATTTTATAATTTGGAAAGCATTTATAGGTAAATTTCTGCAAAAATTAAGTAGGGATAAATGTCTTACATATGTATTATTTGGTAAAGGAAGGTTATATAGACCTTACTTGAATGAGTTATCAAGTGATATTATTGAAGTTCAAGACCCTTTATATTGGAAGGCTTTGCCCTATAATGTATTTACAGATTTGAATAAAAAAAGAATTAATACAAATTTAAAACCAATTAAATTTTATGAAGAAGAAAGTTTATCAAGTGGCACAGACAGGAAAGAACTATAGTGAGGATGAAATAGCTACTATAGTATGTTACTTAGGTGGTAACAAAGTAATGGTTCCTGTAAGACTTACTCCACAGAACATTGCACAATTAACAATGATTGGTGCATTAGAGGAAGTTACAGAGGATGTTGAAGATACTATCATTCAGCCTAATGCTATTATTAGTCACATGGCTAATAGAATTAACTTCCCAGAGGACTTAGTACTCATGACTCTTTCTACTATGAAGATAATGGGTAAGAGGTTATTATATATGGCTGTTATGAGAGAAGCAGCTTATATTATGGATGCAGAGTATGACAACCATATTAAGAATGCAGAAGAGGCATTTGCTATGTCTCTTATGAATGGTGAAGTTTTCAAAGCTGTACCTGCAAGAGATTATAAGTTTATTTCTCTTTTTAGAAAAGAGGGAGATGCTCGTAAGGCTTATAATACTGCTATTGCATTTGAGAATGCACTTGATAGTATGGTAAAAGATACTTGTGATGCTACGGTAAGTAGTATTAAGCAAGCTCTTGAAAGAGAATTAGGTGGCAATCAATAAGAAAATTAAAAATGCTACTCTGTCAGAATATGATGGAGTAGCATTAAAATCTTTATTAGAAAGACTTGTTTATAAAACATTAGTTGAGAATGGCATAAAGCCTGACTATGAAAAAGAAAAGATAGTTTTAATTGAAGGTTTCAAACCTACTAAACCATTCTTTACAAGAGCAAGAGATAGAAAAACTAAGAAGTGGAAATCTTTATGGGATTATAAGAAATTAATTAGTATTACTTATACTCCAGATTTCACATTTACTTATAAAGGTATAAAAGTTTATATTGAAGCTAAAGGTTTTGAAAATGATGTCTTTCCTATAAAAAAGAAGTTATTTAGATTATGGTTAGAGAAACAGGAAAACCCTGTAATCTATGCTGAAATTTTTACTAAAAGACAACTTCTTGAATTAATAGATTATTTGAAAAATGTGTAAAGACTTTAAGGACATATCATGGAATGTGTCTGAGGACATATACAGAAAAGACCCAGCATTAAGTTATTCTACATTAGCTAAGTATGCAAGAGAAGGTTTTAATAGTATTCCTAAATTATTTGATAAGATAGATACTCCTTCTTTAACATTTGGCAGTGCTGTAGATAGTATCATTACAGGTGGTATGGATGAATTTAATGAGAGGTTCTTAGTTGCAGATTTCCCAGATACACCAGACAGTGTTATACAAGTAGTCAAAGCACTATTTGCTAAATACAATACTAATTATGCTACTCTTTTTGAAATTCCAGATAATGATATAATCAGTATGGCTGCTGAGTTTAATTATCAGAATAATTGGAAACCTGAAACAAGAGCAAAAGTTATTAAAGAGAAAGGTAATGAATATTATTCTCTTATGTATGTAGCAGGTAGTAAGACAATACTTAATACTGATTTATACGACCAAATAGATGCAGTAGTTAAAGCATTGAAAATGAGTGATGCTACTAAATTTTATTTTAGTGATGATAATCCTTTTGCTAAAATAAGGAGATATTATCAATTGAAATTTAAGTTTAGTAATGATAATGTTGACTATAGGTCTATGGCTGACCTTATAATAGTAGATTATGAGAATAAAACAGTCATACCTATAGACTTAAAAACCTCTTCACATAAAGAGTGGGACTTTTATGAGTCTTTTGTACAATGGAGGTATGACATACAGGCAAGATTATATTGGAGAAATATTAGATATAATATGGACCAAGATGATTACTTTAAGGACTTTAAGTTATTAAATTATAGGTTTATAGTAGTAAATAGATTTACTCTACAACCTTTAGTATGGGAATTTGAAGATACTCAAGCCTTATGTACTCTTAAATATGGTAAGAAATTAGATATAGAATTAAAAGACCCTTATGTTTATGGTAAAGAGTTAAACCATTATCTAAGCTCAGCTAACACACTACCAATGGGTATCACTGTCACTGAACCTAATAGTATAAGAAAATGGTTAAACAGTTAAACAAATGGTAATTAAAAGAGACGGAAGAAAAGAAAAATTTAATGGTGCTAAAATTAAAAAAGCCATTAAAAATTGTGCTGTAGCAAACAATACTAAAATAACTGATTATCAGTTAAGAAAGATTGTAAATCTTATAAAGACAGATGATGATGTAGAGGTTGAAACCATACAAGACAAAGTAGTAGAAAATCTTAACAAGATTAATAAGAAACTTGCTAAGAAATACCAAGATTATAGAATGCAAAGAACTAAAATTAGAGATTTGCAAACTAATGGTAAGTATTATGATACTATTATGGAACTTGTAAGAGGTGAAAAGAATGATACTTCTACTGAAAACTCTAATAAGGATGCTGCTCAAATATCTACTATCAGAGACCTAATAGCAGGTGAAACCTGTAAAAAGTTATACAAAGATAATATCTTATCTCCTAAGATTGCAGCTTTAGATGAAGAAGGTGTTATACATATTCATGATAAAGATTACAGAATTATGAGAGGTATAACTAATTGTGGTCTTATAGATTTTGAAGATATATTTGAGAATGGTACAGTAATTAATGGTAAATTGATTGAAACACCTAAGTCTCTTAGAACAGCAAGTACTATTGCTACACAGGTTATTACATCTGTAAGTAGTAATCAGTATGGTGGAACATCTATGACTTTAAGTCATTTAGCACCTTTTGTAAGAGTTTCTTACAATAAAATTTATAAAAGAAACTATGAGAAATCTTGGTTTAAGTTCTTAGATAAGATTAAATTCTTTAGAAAGATTAGAGAAGCTAAAATAAAGAGAGACAGTATGAAAGATTTGGCTATAGAGGTTAAAGACTCTATGCAGACTTTCTTATATCAACTAAATTCAATGACTTCTACTAATGGTCAGACTCCTTTTATAACAGTTTTCTGTTATATTAATGAGAATGAAGAGTATAAAGAGGAGAATATTATGCTTATTAAAGAGATATTCAAACAGAGAATACAAGGTATGAAATCTCCTACAGGTCATACTATATCTCCTACATTCCCTAAGATTATCTATGTACTTGATGAAGATAACTATACAGAAGGTACTGAATACTTTGAGATTACAAAGTTAGCAGCTAAGTGTGTTTCAAGAAGAATGGTTCCTGATTTTATTTCTGCAAAAGTAATGAAGAAGTATAAAGAAGGAAATGTGTTTCCATCTATGGGTTGTAGAAGTTTCTTACATCCTTGGAAAGATAAAAATGGTGATTATAAGTTTTATGGTAGGCTTAATATAGGTGTAATATCTATAAATCTACCTTATATAGCACTTAGAAATAGTACTTTTGAAGGATTTAAGAATGACTTAAAAGAAGTTATAGACATTGTATGCTCTGAACATTATAAGGTGTATAATAGTATAATTAATACACCTGTAGATGTAGCACCTATATTATGGAAGTATGGTGCTTTTGCAAGAGCTAAACAAGGACAACTTATAGGTGATATTATCAAAGATGGTTACTGTTCAGCATCTGTAGGTTATATGGGTATTGCTGAAGTAGTTTATAGATTTGGTATAGAATATCCTACAGAAGCAGGTAGAACATTTGGTCTTAAAGTAATTAACTTTATGAACAAGTGTGTAGAAGAGAATAAAGAGAAATATAATTTAGCTTTATCTTTATATGGTACACCTGCTGAAAGTCTAACTACTAAGTTTGCTAATGCTTGTAAGAAATTTAAGGTAATACCTCATGTAAATGATAGGTACTATTTAACTAATAGCTATCATATTCCAGTAGAATATCATATTGATGGTTTCTCAAAGATTGATTTTGAGTCAGCTTTTCAAAAGTATTCTACAGGTGGTTAACTTAATGCAGCCACCTACCAAATCTTATTAACCTTATCTAAGGGTGTGTTGATGTGAAATCAATGCTGACGGTGGAAGCTATTTCCAAGTAACGCCGTGCTTTATAATATAATTATAGAGTGTACAGACTATCAGTGATGAGTGTAGCTGAGTACGCAGGAGATAGATACCTGTGGAAATATAAGATATAGTTGGCAGTAACAACAACCAATATAAAGACATAGTCGAATTATGGAAAAATTAAAATGTGACCAATGTGGTAGAAAAATCACTAAATATTATAGAATATATGGGTACATATTATGTTCTAAACATATGCACCAAATATATAAGTTTGGAAAATTCTTAGATAATAATCAAAGAACTAATAATGATTTGAATGATTATGTAATTAAGGATAACATAGCTATATTTAATTTATATAATCAAAGAAATGAAAAAGTTGATGAGTTTATTATCAATAAAAGAGATATTTCTAAAATTAAATATAATAAATGGAGATTGAGTCATCAACATGTGGTTACAGGTAGTGGGACTAAAAATATAAAAGATGTAAGTTGGTATATTTTAGATTGCTTTAATGATATTAAAAATGGGTTAGTAGTAGACCATATTAATGGTAATCCATTAGATAATAGGTCTGAAAATCTTAGAGTATGTACTCAAGGTAATAATACTATTAATAAATCATATATATCTAATAATACAAGTGGTTTTATTGGAGTATCTTTTGATAAAAAAAGAAATAAATGGTGTGCTGAAATTAGAATTAATAATAAGCGCATTCATTTCAAAAGAAAAGATAATTTCAATGAAGCTGTATTACAAAGATATTATGCTGAAAAAATATTATTTGAAGAATTTAAGAACCAAAAAGAACATCAAAAGAAAAAAGAGTTCCTTTCTAATAATAGACTTGAAAGTTCTGTTATTGAAGAAATAAAACATGAAGTAACTGAAAAAGTGCATAAGTTACGTAGAGATGCCAGATGTTAGGAAGAACATACCTGCTGTACTTCATGTAATGAAACATATTTATGATAAGATGATGTATTGTGAAATAAATACTATAACTTGTTCTACTTGTTATAAATGTGGTTATGAAGGTGAAATGACACCTCATTCTAATGGTACTTGGTCTTGTCCTAACTGTGGTAATAGTGACCCTAACTTACTACATATTATCTTTAGAACTTGTGGTTATATGGGTGAGTTTACTTTTGGTACTACCATAGGTAGATTTTGGGATATTGTTAAAAGAGTAGTACATTTCTAATGAGTATTCTTTTATTAATTGTAATTTTATCAGGTATATTATTATCAATACTTAATGCTATAAAGGCAAAGTATTTGCCTAATAGTATTAGTAGTTTTAGTTATATATCTGGTAATTTACTCTTTACTTGTTGGGTAATAGTAATAGCCATAGCTTTACTATATCCTACAAGTAAAGTATTACCAACTAATCTATCTTGGTTAGCTCTTTTACAATCTGTAAGTTTGTTTTTAGTAGCTGCAAGTCCAGATTACAAAAAAGAATTAACTATTATACATTTTATAGGAGGTTATTTATTTGGTATTATAAGTCAAGTTATAGTATATATGTTATTTCCTTATGCTTTAGTAGGTTGGATTTTATTCCTTATACCTATATTTGTAAAGCCTTTGAGAAGTAACAAAACTATAATAGCTGAATATATATGTATGATTACATTAGTTATAAGTTTATTTACTAAATTATGAATATTATAGAAATTAAACCTTATGATGTAGTTAATGGTCCTGGGATAAGATGTTCTATATGGTTAGCAGGTTGTAATAATAACTGTAAAGGGTGTTTTAGTAAACATACTTGGGACCCTAAAAAAGGTAGAAACTTTGTAGAAATTGAATATACTCTTAATCATATAATTACTAATCCAGAGTTGGATGGTATTTCTATATTAGGAGGAGACCCTTTCTACCATCTATTTAATCCTTCATATACTGATAATTCTTTGAACCAACTTAAACTATTGCTTAATATGTGCCATAATACTAAGAAATCAGTTTGGTTGTGGACAGGTTATAGATATGAAGATATTAAAAAACAAGCTATAAAAGCTAAACTATGGGAAACTATAGTTAAGTGTGTAGATGTTATAGTAGATGGTAAATTTGAGGAGGATAAAAAGGATTTGAACCTTTATTATAGAGGTAGTTCAAATCAAAGAATTATAGATGTAAAGTCTTCAGAAAATGAAGGTTACATTATTGAAAAGGTGATAGAGTAATCTATCACCTTTTTTATGTTTAATTTTATATATTAAAAACAATGTTCAAATTAAAAGTAAAGGTAAAAATTCTAAGAGAAGGTGTAGAGTTACCTAAAATTATTAAGAAAGGTGATTGGATAGACCTTTCAGCAGCAGAAATAATAGAGTTTAGTGGTCCTAAAGCTAATGCTCTAAGAAGAAAGAATACCAAGAATGGTGAAGATAGGTTTAGAAAAGTAGAATTTGAACCTATTACATATATACCATTAGGTATTGCAGCTAAATTACCTAAAGGTTTTGAAGCCATAGTAGTAAGTAGAAGTTCAACACCTAAGAGACATGGAATTATGTGTGCAAATGCCTTTGGTGTAATTGATAATTCTTATTGTGGAAATAAGGATGAGTGGTGTTTTCCAGCATTACCTATTAGAAAGACTTTAATTGATAAGTCTTCAAGAATTGCACAATTTAGAATTCAGTTATCACAGAAAGCTACTTTCTTACAGAAACTTAAATGGTTCTTTACAAATGGTATTGAGATTGTAGAAGTTGATAATCTAAGTAATACTAATAGAGGAGGGTTAGGTAGTACTGGAGTATGAATTTAGTAGTTATATTTGGTGTTATTGCTATTCTTATGATAATTATTTATGCTTATCTCTTATATGTTATTAAGACTATGCCTGCTAATAAAGTTAGTAGTAATTATCATAATATCTCTTTTAAGGAGTCTTTAGACCTTACAGATATGCCTATTGTAACTTTTGAAAGTAAAGGTAAAAAGATTAATCTTTTACTTGATACAGGTTGTAATATATCTACTTTGAATAGTTCTATATTAAAAGATGTAGAATTTGAAAAAGATAATAATGAATATTCAAATTTAGGTATTGAAGGTAATAAGATTGATACTATTGGTGGTGAAGTAACCTTACATTATAAAAATCACACATTTAAGACTACCTGTATATTTCAAGACTTAGATAATGCTTTTGAACATATTAAAAGAGATAGAGGTGTTCAGTTGCATGGAGTTTTAGGTACTGAATTCTTTAAGAAATATCAGTATATACTTGATTTTGAAGAGTTTAAGGCTTATTATAAAAAGTAATGATATACTATGTAAGTAATAATAAAGAACTTTTTGAAAGTGATTTATACCAAACTATGTCAGTAGAATACAGTATCTATGTTATGAGTTCTTGGGAACTAATACAAGTAGATACTGAAACTACTGGCAAAGATTGTCATATAAATAAACTTCTACTTATTCAGTTTGGTAATAAAAAAGATGATATTCAAATAGTAGTTGATTTAACTTCTGTTGATATACTTTTGTATAAAGACCTAATAGAAAGTAAATTATGTATATTTCAGAATGCTAAGTTTGACTTACAGTTTTTATATAATTATCATATTATTCCTCTTAGAATATATGATACTATGATAGCTGAGCAAGTACTTAACTTAGGATTTAAGCCTCAATTTCTTGGTATGTCTAATAGTATGATTATTAGGTATTTACAATTTTTAGATGAATACCCACAATGGTCAAAAATAAAGAATAAACAATCTAAGAAAGATTTTATATATAGTATAATTCCTGATGTAGCTGAATTTATGTACAATTATACAGGAGCAGGTCTTAAAGCTATTTGTAAAAGAAGGCTTAATATAAATGTAGATAAGACTATACAAAATCAAATACCAGAAAGAGGTATAGACCCATCAGTAATAGTATATGCTGCACATGATGTTATGTATTTAGAAGATATTATGTGGTTACAAATAGCTGAAGCAAGACAAAGACAATGTTTTGAAGCAGTTAGATTAGAGTGTCAATTTGTCAATGTAATTGCATATATGGAATGGTGTGGTATAAGGTTGGATGTTCCAAGATGGAAAAAGAAAATGGAAAGAGACCTTGAAAACTTGAATAAAGCTAAAGAGGCTCTAAATAACTTTGTTATTAACCATCCTAATTTACAAGAATTTACTTTTAGAGATTATCAAGGTGACTTGTTTGCAGGTTTTAATACAGAAAAACAATGTTCTATTGTTTGGACAAGTTCAGAACAAGTAATTAAAGTTGCTAAAAAATTAGGTTTTAATACTAAAGTAGAAAGTGGAGAAAATGGGGAAGATAAAGACTCTGTAATTGAAAAACATCTTAAAAAACAAAAAGGAATATGTGATGAGTTCTTAAAATTATATTTTGGTAAAGGTGATATAAAAGATGAAGATTACTTTGCAGGACATCAAGGTTCAGCTAAAGTAGTATCATCTTTTGGTCAAGGACATTTGAATGCTATCAACCCTAATACAAATAGAATACATACTGTATATAAACAATTAGGAGCAGATACAGGAAGAATGTCATCAGGAAGTACTCAAATAAATATAGATTTAGCAAGAGTTAAAGGTTTACCTACTAAACCTAATTCAGAACAAAGAAAAAAAGGATTAGCTTGCTGTTATCCTAATATGCAACAATTACCTAATGATGCTGAAACAAGAGCCTGTTTTATACCTAATAATGGTAATATGTGGATTTCTTGTGATTACAGTGCTATTGAGTCAAGATTAGGGGCAGATATTTATCAAGAAAAAGCTATGATTGATGAGTTTCTACATGGTTCTGGTGATATGCACTCTTTGGTTGCTAAAATGATATTTCCTGAATTAAAAGATGTAGAAGTTAAAGATATAAAACGTTTATATCCCCATTTAAGAAATAATGCAAAACCTGTAGAGTTTAGTCAGCAGTTTGGTGGTACAGCAGAAGCTATTAGAAACTCTATGGGTTGTAGTATAGAAGAATCTGAAAACTTTGCAAAGGATTATAATTCTGGTTTCAAAGGTATAGCTGCTTTTAAGAAAAAAGGAGCAAGACTTGTTAAGTCATTAGGTTATATAGTACTTAGCCCTTTAACAGGTCATAAAACCTTTTGGTGGGATTGGTGTTATTGGAAAGAAAATCAGAAACTTTTTAATTCTAATGGTTTTTGGGATGAGTATAGAAAATATCATAAAGGTACAGGAGATAAAATATGTAAACTTGTAAGTAACTCTTTTAAAACTTCTTCTAAGTGGGAAAGAAAAGCTCTTAATTCTGTAACTCAAGGACAAGGAGCTGTTATTCTTAAAGACTCTCAGATAAGAATGTTCTATTGGGTTTTAGAAAATAACTTATTTGGTAAAGTATTACTAAATAATTTAACCCATGATGAAGCTAATTGGGAAGCACCAAAAGAAATATATGAGAAAGTAGCTAATAAATTACAAGAACTTATGGAATATTCTGCAAGTATCTATTGTAAGTCATTACCTATTCCAGCAGAACCTCAATGTTCTGACCATTGGGTACATTAATTAATAAACTATGGATGATTTAGAAAAACAAAAAGTAGAAAACTATAATAAGTATTATAGTGATAGAAAATTTATAGCTTATAGTCCAAGATTTTCTAAAAATATAGATGCTTATCTTATTCTACCTGATGATAAGCTAAGACCTATTAGTAAAGAGGAAGTTTATCTACATAATGAAAAGGCTATAAAGTATGTAGTTAAACCTAATACAGATGACTTAAAAGGTGTTTACTATCTTAGATTACTTAAAAAAGAGTATCTTAGTAGTAGCATGTCTGAAAAAGCAAATATCTGTAATAAAATTATAGGAATTAATAATACTACTGTTATATTAAGTAGAATGTTATCTCCTGTTGTAAAATCAGATATTAGAGATGCTTTTGAAGAAGTATTTTTATATGTAATAAGAGATGTCAATGATTTATCAATAGGTGATGAAATAGTTTATAGTAAATTCAAAACAAATTTTATAGATTTCACTGATGATAAGAGTTATAAAATTATAGGTATTGATACTAATAATATCTTACTTAAAAATGACTATGGAAAGGATGTCTATATAGATAAAAACAGAATAAAAACTGAATTTCTTTTGTTAAAAACTAAGTATCAGATAGTTAATGCTTATACTGATGCAGATAAAAAAGAAATAGAGAAAATAAAGGAAATAAAGAGTATTTTAGAGAAAAGAAGTATATATCTAAATGATTATATCAGACCTATTGATAACACTCTTATTGAGCAATACAATCCAAAACATAATTATTTATATGTTAAAAGTAATGTATATAAAGTTACTTCTATTGATGATTGTACTATTAAGGTAAATAATTTAGATAGTACCATATATACTTCAGCTTTACATCTTTTTAATAAAGTATATTGTGTAGATATTCATTCTATAAATTTATTAAAAGTAGGTGATGAAATATTCTATACAGGTACTCTTAATATAAGATTCTTACCTAATAAGATTTACACAATTAAGGGTTTTGATAAAGATAAAGTAATATTAAAAAGAGATTTAGATACTGATGCAGAAGTAGATATTCAATTTGTTATGAAGTACTTTCGTCTTATATTATCTCAAGAAAAGGATAAAGAAACTATGGAGAAGAATACAAAAGAAAAGAAACCAAATAAAGAACTTGTAAATCATCCTGCTCACTATAACCAATCTATTGAATGTATAGATGCTATGATTGCAGCTAAAGGGTGGTGGAAAGTAGCAGCTTTTTGTGAGTTAAATGACTTTAAGTATAATTGGAGACAAGGTAAAAAAGATGACCTTATACAAGAAATGTCTAAACAGGAATGGTACATAAGTAAGTGTAAAGACTTATGGATTAAAGCTCTAAAATACTTTAATAAAAAGTCTCAAAAGAAGTATGCTAAAGTAATGGAAGTTAAGATGAAAGACCCTTCTTCAAGAGAATGGTTAAAGGCTTGGCTTTATACTGATGGTAAAGAGTATTTTGTAAGAGATGCTTCTGAATGTGAAAGTAGATTGGAAATCATAGAAGAAAACAATACTAATGAGTAGTTTAGGTGGTTATCCAATAGGTGCTGAGCATGATAGTTCAGCACCTTATAATCAAAAAGATACTTCTGTAAAAGAATTTGATGTAGTAATCAGTCAGACTTTAAGTAAATCTACTACTGTTTATACTAATGATTATAAAGAGGAAGTAGATGAAGATGAAGAAGGTAAAAGATTAGTTACTAATACATCAGATACTAATTGGTTAGAGGCTTATAAAGAAAACCATCTTACTTTACCTAACTTACTTAAAAATGTAAGAGAAATCTTAAAAGATAATCTTAGAAAGTCTAAATGGGATGAGAAGAAAAATCTTAAATTCTATATAGATGAATTAAGTAATTGGGTAGAAGATGAAATTGAAGTTGTAAAAGATTAGTATGAAAAAAGTAGATAAAGAAAGACTTTATAAAGTAGCCCAACATTTATTTGAAGGGTTAGAACTTTATGTAAGTGCTGCTAATGAAGATGCAGGATGTAGAAACAAATCAGTAGAAAATAGTATTAAAGATGCTATTGAAGCTGTTAATAATCAAAGGTTTAAGTAATGAAATTAGTTAGTCCACAAGTAACCCTAATTCCTCAAGAGGAAACATTTAAGGGTGTTCTTAAAATTATAGAACTTGCAGGTAGAACTGCTTATAAGTCAGAAGACAGAATTACAGAGGATAGTGCTGAAAAATTTGTAAAAATGTTACAAACAAGAGGACATAATGCTGCTCTTGAACATGGTACTATTTATTTTAAGTACAAATGTAAATGGGAAGGTGATGCTCTTACAGAATTTTACGAGAGAAATCCTTATAGTAAAGTAACTTTTGAGATTGATAAAGATTACTATGAGGATGGTTGGCTAATGACTACATTCTTTATAACTACTAATTATAGAGTTATTGTAGAGAATGATAGATTGGATGACCTTAAATTCATATGTAATCCTACAGACAATATAAAAAGATATACTTTCAAAATTGTCTGTTCAAGAGCTATTGCTAATGAATTTGTAAGACATAGAGTATTTAGTTTCTTACAAGAGTCTACAAGGTATTGCAATTATTCTAAAGATAAGTTTGGTGGTGAACTTACTTATGTAATTCCTCAAAAGTTAAGTATGTTACCTGTTGGTAGATATATAATAGAGAATGGTGTTTATAACTATATTAGTCCTACTAATGATAGTTCTTTTAAGCTAAGTAGTGATAAGATATATAATTTAGGAGAAATAACTACATGGCTTGATAGTCTTAATTACTCTTCTAATAAATATTTAACTCTATTGAATGAGTATAAGTGGAAACCAGAGGAAGCAAGAGGTGTATTACCTTTAGACCTTAAAACAGAGTTAGTTATGACTGGTACTATTGATGAGTGGCATGAGTTCTTTAAGTTAAGAACAGCTAATGATGCTCATCCTGATGCCAGATACTTAGCTAAAAGAATACAAGATGTATTACATGGTTTATAATTATTCATAAAGTTCATAATAAATCTAAAGAGGTAGTATAATAATTTATACTACCTCTTATCAATAACAAGATACAATAAGAATTATCCTAATATATATTTAACCTTATAAGGTTGTTTATATTAATAAAAAGGTTTATCTTTGCATCATTAATTAAAATTAAATATATGAGTTGTTTAATAACTACAAAGGAAATAAAAGATTTAACTAAAGCATTAGTTGGTGAAACAATAGACTCTACTAAAGCTTTAATTGAAGTGTGGCAGCAGAAATATGCTAAAGATGCTAATGGCATAGTTGATATAGAAAAGATGCCTTCTTTAGCAGAACTAAAGGCTTTTAGAATTAAGCAAAGAGGAGGAAAGTTATATAATTGGGACAGACAAAGTGATAATAGTTTTGAAGTATCTACTAAAGGTAATGCTATTGGTAGAGAGTTCTCAGCTAAGGTAGCTAAGTTTAATAAAGGTACTATTATCAATGGTGTAGATGTAGGAGGTGAAACCATTGAAACTGTCTATCAAACTCTAATGAAACATGGTAAGTTAGAGAAAGGCAATGATAAAAAGACAGGTAAGCCTACTGTAAAAGAATTAAATCCTAATGATGAAAATCTAACAATATCAGAACTTGAAGATTTATCTTATGAGGTTGCCTATTTACCTTTATGGAGAGAATGGGTAAAACAAAATCCAGATAAGATTAAATTACTTGAAAGTAATATAGGTAATAAAGTCTTAACAGATAGTTTTGCATCTACAAGAGTTAGTCAAGCAAGAGCAATAGCACAGATACTTTCTGAAAGGTCTATGGCTATGAATAGAACACCTGTAGTTGTATTACAGAAATCAGTAGTAGGTACACAAAATCTAACAAGAGATTTTGCAGCTTCTAAACCAAGAACTTTATTTTTGTTTACTGACAATACTGATAGAACATCAGGTTCTACTCCTATAAATCCTAACTCATGGTATGCTAAAAAATATGGTGAAGAACTTTCTTATCCTAAAGTAACACAAGCAGTAGTTAGAGGTTTAGATAATGCAAGACCTATATCTACTCAAAAGCATTATGACAGAAGTAAATCAGTAGAAGAAAACAGATGGAATGATGAAGACTTTGAAGAGTTTAAGAGAGTCATAGATGATGAGTTCAATGATATTCTTGAAGCATGGAAGTCTGGAGAGTATGATAGAATAGTTTTACCTAATTTTAATGGTAAGATTAGTCAACTCAATAAAGAAAGAACTCCTAAACTTTGGGGATATTTACAAGATAAAATTAAAGAACTTACTGGTGTAAAAGAAGATAGTCAAGCTAAAATTAATAGATTTGAAAGTGACTTAGGTAATTATAATATTGCCACATCTGAAGACCTTGAAGGTATGTTTCAAAAGATGTCATATCAAAAGGTTAGAGATAGGTCAACTTTAATACTTAGAAATTTTAGTACTAAAGTAGATTACCTTTTAGAGAAAGAAAAGAAAATCTTAGATAATAGAATTGCAAACTCTGATGATGCAGAAGAAAAGAAAGCATTATTAAAAGAGAAAGATATTCTAACAAGATTTGATATTATTCAAAGGTATACACCAGCAGGTATTTACAACCTTATAAAAGAAGATTTCCAAAAAGAATTAAATACAGAAGACAAGTATAAGATTAAAAGTCTATTAGGTAATAGACCTTTAACTAAAGAATTATTAGAGAAGCTAAAGAGTCAAGTAGATTATATTAATCAAGAGTTCAAACTTATTCTTGATAATTATAAGTCTTTATGTGAAATAGCAAGTCTTAGTTTATCAGTTACAGAAGGTATTAGAATTGATACAGGTTATAAAACTGTTGAAAAGTTAGAAGAAACTAACAATGATGATACTGATACCTCTGAAAAAGATGAAGTAGGAGCAGAAAGTTCACAAGAAGAGGCTACTAAAGATGGTTGGATGGTCAACTGTAGGCAAGTATCTTCTCATGAGTCTTTAGCACAAGAAGTAAGAAAAATTATTAGAAGTATAATTAAAGTAGATTACGCAGGTAAACCAGAGAAAGATGATTTAGGTATTCAAAGATACCTTGATGCAGAGTTTGTTCATGCTGTACTTATAGATAAATTAAAGGATATGACAAGTGATGAAGATATGTTTCCTATATTGGAAAGTCTTAAAGCTCAATATCCTTGGGTATCACAAATTATAGGTAAGCTAAACAAAGACCAAAGATTACAATCTATGTTCTATCATAATTTTAGAAAGGATTTCCTTAATTATAGAAAGATGAAAACTTCTACATCTTATGATGGTTCTACTCAATTCAAAACTATCCCTCTTAATAAACCAGAAGGTATTTATTACTTATTGGACTCTTGGAGAGATAATTATGAAAGTAGAAGTATTTTAGATGCAGATAGTGTCTATGATATGAAGGGTTCTGTTCTTAAAGATAAAGCTAAGATAGGAAAGAACATAGTTGATAAACTTATTAATAAGTACAATACCTTATCTTCTGAGGACCAACTTAATGTTGTAAATGATGAAGATGATTTTAAGAACATTACTAAGGCTCTTAAAATGTTAGGTATTTCTATTGATGAGGATAATCTAAGTCATGCTTTATCTAAAGCAGTTAAAGGTAAGGAAACTAATGTAATGAAACTTCTTACATCTTTAGCTACTATATATAAAGGTATAGCTGATGGTTCTGTAGAAAAGGAAAGTGCTGAAAAAGGTAAAGAAAACTATGACCTTATCAATACTTTTGGTACTCAATTCAATAATATAGCTTTAATGGTAGCTAAGGTTACTGATAATGCTATTGAAAGTTCAATTAGAGAAAATGGTAAGTCATACTATTCTCACACTAATCCTTCCTACCTTCTAAAGACAATTAAGAAACTAAAAAATGTTCTTGGTGATGAAAGTAAATTTCAAAAATACATAGAAGATGAATTTGGTAAATATGAATGGTTTAAGAAAGGTGGTAAGTGGTTAAATACTTGGGTAGAAAAGTTAGCTACAGACCCTAAAGCAAGAGAAAGTTTAGACCATCATATCTTATTAAACTATAATGGTAAAGAATATGGTGAGTGGGATGATTTAGATTACACTTTGGTATTGTTAAATCAGTTCAATAGTGAACCTAAAGAGTCAGGTCTTGCATGGTATGCTGTACCTACCTTATCAGACTCTCAATCATCTGAATTTATTAGATTTGAAAGAGTAAGAACAGGTGATGAGTTAGATGAGAATGGTAATAAGCTAAAGTATGATGACATTATCATTAATAGATTAAAGAACCTTGTAACTCAAGAGTACAATAGAATACAGACTGTTAAAAAAAGAGCAGAAAAAATAAACTCTGGTGATAAATCTATTAAACCTATTGCTAATTTTGACATGGTATATAAAAATGGAGAATTAGTAAATGTAGGTGCTGCTGAATTTAAGTTCTTACCATCATTAAATGATGGGTATTTCTTATCTACTATGGAGAAACTAATCCAAGAGGAAGATTATGAAGAACTTGATGCTTTAATGGAAGAGTATCTTAGAGATATTCTTGAAAGTAAGTTTGAAGAAGCTATGTCTGAATGGCATAAAATAGGTTTATTTGATAGTGTAGAAAACAAGAATAAATTAAAATACTTTAATAGAGAAAATCAAGAACAAAGAAATAAAAGATTAGTAAACAGAATTAAAGATGTTTATAATAATATCTTGCATGAGGAACCTAATTTAACTATTATTAAGAAACTCCTTAATCAAGAATATATAAATAAAGAAGAATATGACAAGTTAAGAGAAGATATATATGGTAAGTTACTACAAGTGACTACCAAAGAAGAAGCTGATAATATATATGATAGTCTCGAATATATCAATCCTGCAAGGGAAGATATGAGAGAATACTTTTATAACAGTTTCTTTGCTACTTCACAAATTATAGAACTTACAGTTACTGATTTAGGTCAGTATGCAAGTCTTGAAGATTTTACTAAAAGATATAAAGAGGTTCATGCTCCTTCTCTTAGAATGAATACTTCAAGTAAATATGGTAAGAAAAAGGAAAGAACTATTTATATTAAAGACTCCAGAGTTCAATCAACTATATTAGAGGAGATAGAAAAGGTACTTAAACAAAATCCTAATTTATCTAAGATAGATAGAGATTTCATTCTTACAGAATATAAAAAGGTTAATGTAACTGATGGTCAGGCTTATAGGTCTTTAAGTTCCTACAGGTCAGTACTTGATATGGCAGGTAAATGGACTGATGCAATGGAAAGTGCTTATGAGAAGATACAAAATGGTCAGTGGTCTATCGAAGATTACAATACTATTTGGCAGCCAATTAAACCTTATTTGTATTCTCAAGTAGCTGTAGATAGTGGAGTAGGTGATGGTATGTTGAAACAGGGTGTCCAACATAAGAATTCAGAGTTCTTATTATTAGCTGATACTATACTTGGTGGTAAGTTAGCTAATTCTGAAAAACTTAGAGCAATTAATGCTTTCATGAACAATAGAAATATTGATGTAGTACAATTTGACTCTGTTGTTAAAGTAGGTAATCAAGGTGCTATTGATTTATCTAATGTTGAGTCTTATGATGATGTACTGAAAGCATTAGAAGATGCTATAGGACCAGATAGTAATGAAAATGATAATGTGTTACATACTGTTCCTTATGAAGACTATGGTTTTCAGAGTGAAGTTCCAGAGCATATTATTGATACTGAACAACTTTTTGGTACTCAGATTAGAAAGCTTATAGCTGCTGATATGGAAGATAGTGTAACTATTAATGGTATTACTATGACAAAAGCTGAATGGTGGCAACATTATAATAAGTTACTTACAGAGAATATTTTTGAAACTTTCAGACAAGTAGATAAGATATTTGAAGACCCAAAACAGATAGAAAGAGTAATTCAAGAAGAAGCAAGTAGAAATAATAAGTATAACCAAGATATTAGAAGAGCTTGTACTTTAGATGATAATGGTCAATTCCAAATACCACTCTATGACCCAGTACAAACTAATATGGTACAGCAATTATTAAATTCTATTATTAAAAACAGAATTACCAAACAAAAAATTAAAGGTGGTTCATTAGTACAAGTTTCAGCTTATGGATTAACAGATGAATTAAAAATTATCTTCAAAGATAAAGAAGGTAAAATTCTTAATTATGAAGAGTATAAGAAGATAAAAGGTAATGAAACTCATTCAGAGCGGTTATATAAAGAATGGGCAAAGAAAGCTCTTGAAGAAGGAGAAATTTCTATAGCTTATTTTGAATGTTATATGCCTGCTTATAGTAAAGAGTTTTATGAACCTCTATTGAGTAAAGATGGTCATACTTTAGATGTAACAAAGTTAGATGATAAGTTAAGAAAGTTAATAGGTTATAGAATTTAATCGAAAGATTGGGATTCCCTTTAGCAGTAATGCTATTGGCAAAATAAATTGGGAGAATTGCTGGAACCTCCTGTTAAGTTATTAATACATAATTTGTATATATAAATTATTTATAGTATCTTTGTACATATAAATCTATATATAGTTATTATATGAATGAAGAATTATTTATAATTAGAAGCAGATTTGGAAATTACCCAAGTTATAGAATAACTAAAAGTGGTAAAGTATTCAGTTATAGACAAGGTAATATATTAAAACCTTTATCTGTGGTATTAGACAGTAGTGGTTATCCTATAGTTAAACTATATGATGATTTTAATAAAATAAGAACTATTGCAGTACATAGATTAGTAGCTGATACTTTTATTCCTAATCCTGATAACTTAGAATGTATAAACCATAAAGATGAGAATAAACAAAACAATAATATTAGTAATTTAGAATGGTGTACTAAGGCTTATAATAATTGTTATAATGATAAAGCAAAAAAGATAGGTCTGAAATTAAGAATTTCAAATCCTTTTAAGAAAAAAATTAATCAATTAGATGATAAAGGTAATATAATAAATACTTTTATTTCTATTAGAGAAGCTGCAAGATTTTTAGGAAATGAAAAGAAAGATGCTAATATTAATAATGGTATAAAAACTCATAAGAAAAGATATGGTTATTTCTGGGAATATACAGATATGTGACAATTTAATAAATAGGGACAATCAGCAGCCGAGCATTCCTTTAACAAAGAATGAAGGTTCAGAGACTAACAGTTGAAACTTATTTTATAATAAGAATATAATACTGACACGAGTACCCAACATCCTAATAGGATGAAGATATAGTCCGTGCTTTATGAAAACATAAAGAATTATAAGTTAAATGCTTATAAGATAACAAAACAACCAACGGAGGATAAATATTCAATGTTTCCACTTTATATTAAAGGTTTCTTACCTCAACAGAATGGTTCAACTATTATGATGCCAGAAGAAATCACTACTATTACAGGTTCTGACTTTGATATTGATAAAATGTATGTAATGTTACCAGAGTTCAAAACTAACTATGATATTACTAAAGCTTGGGAAGATTTCTACAATGACCCTGCTAATGAAGATATAGTTAATGAAATAAACACTAACTATGAAAGTCATTTTAGAAATTATGTAGAAAGTCAAGAAGAAGATTATGATAGTTTAGATGATGATACTCTTGATAGTTATCAGAAGGAATTTGATAAAGTATTGAAAAATTCTGGTGCTAAAAATTATCATTTTTCTCAAGAAGCAAGAAATAGATTTAAGACATGGTTTAAGACAAGAAAAGAGAATTACATTAATAAAAACAAGCCTTTTGTTAAGATAGAGTATAACAACAGTAAATCTGAAAGTCAAAACTCAAGAAAGCAAAGAAATAATAGACTTATTGATATGATGTGGGGAGTATTAACTGATAAAAATACTTCTCATAAGATGTTAAAGCCAGGTGGTTTTACAGAACATAAAAGAGTATCAAGAATTGTAAGTTTGTTAGCTGAATTAGATGAACCTGCTATGTTTAAGATATTAAAAGAAGCAGGTAAGAAAGTAAATAATTCTGAGGAAGCATACAATGCCTTTTTAGAGTTAGACCCAGATACATTTGAAAACTTATGGAGTCAATACAAACCAAAGTTAGACCCACTAAGTCCAAGAACTCAAGTTAAGTTACATCAAAATCTTATGACAGGTGCAGCATTAATTGGTGGTTATGCAAATCAAAATGCTAATCATGCTATGTTGCAGTGGGTTAAAGATATTAGATTATCTAATATGGCTGCTTTTACATTAAATGGTAAAAAGTTAACCAAGTTAGATGCTATACTTAATTCTGATGGACAATATATTTCAAATGTTATTGCAGGTTATTTGGCAGCATCTGTGGATAATGCTAAAGACCCTGTATTAGGTGCATTAAATCAGAACTCATTTACTATTGGTACTACTATGCTTTTAGCAAGATTAGGTTATAGTGTTAACACTATAGGTCTTTTCTTAAATCAACCTATAGTTAAAGATATTACTTCTTACTATATGTTGAATAGAAATAAAGGTATATCTATACAAGAGGCTATTGAAACAGTAGTAGATAAATATAAGGTTAGAAACTCTCATGTAAATCCATCAAATTCATTTACTCCTTTTTATAAAATGGAAATGAAAGATGCTCAACTTGCACATAATATAATGTTAGAAAAAAGAGCTTCACAGTTTGATGATATGTCTTCTATAACAGAGCAAGACTCTGATGTTATGGATTTCTATAATAATCAGATTAGTGTTGGTTACTTATTCAAACATATTCTTAGGTCTGCTGACCTCTTAGAAGATATAGTATCTATAAGTAGAGCAGATACACAGAATGGTGGTGCAGGACCTACTATAGCTGATACTTTCAAAAAGATAATGAAAGCTGAAAAGGTTATAAATAAATTAAATGGTAAGAGTACTCTTATTACAGGTCTTGGTAATCTTATTAATCCTTTTGTCAAAGAAGAGTTAATAGATGGAGATACAGAAACTCTTAATAGAATTGTAGATAACAGTCCTATACCTATGTTACAAGCCTTCTATACTTATGGTGTAGCAGGTTCATACAGATTACTTGGTAAATACTTCCCTCAATTCAAAGACTCTTTTGATGAGATATTTCAAGGTTATGAAGATGAGAATGGTAATTATGTAAGAGGTCTAAATGATATATCTAAGTATGGAGAATTAGATGTTAAGACTATGAATGATGTTTATGATAATTTATTAGCATATATCTTATCTAAAAATTCATTCTTTGGTTTAGATGCTAATGCTTCTAATGGATTAAAATCTGCAAGAGATAAGAGAGATTTATTTATCAATAGTTTCCCTGAATATTTTGCTAAGTTTAGAAGTGAAAATAAAGAATTAGAAAATAATGAATTTGTTAAAAGAATAGCATTTATAAAGGCTAATAAATCTAACCCTACTGATATATTAGTATTTAAGAATGTAGGACATCTTTCAAAACAACAAAAGGACAGATTTACAAATGAGTGGATTTCACTTATTACATCTTCTGATGAAAAAGTTGCAATGTTAGGTTCTTATTTGTTCTTATATAGTTTCTATAGAAATGGATTAGGTTTTGGTCCTTCAACATTTTCACATTTAGCTCCTCTATCTTTAAGACAAATCATACCAGATTATATTAAAGATTTAAGAGACATTATGACTTCTGAAGATAGTTATAAAGAATTCATTGACCAGTATGTACTTAATCACTTAGATAATAGAAAGTTAGTACCTATGGTTTCTGATGGTCACTCTATTGAGTTTAAGAAAGATAATGATATTTTAGATAACATTATTATACCTCTTAGTAATGAAATGTCATCAGCAAATAAAAGTGCTGTAAGAGATATTGAAGAAACTGAAGAAGGTGACTTATTAGTTGACTATTATAGTTACCTTGCTTTTAGAAATGGTGGTAACACTATTTACTATAAGTATATAGGAAGAGATGGTGATAACTTAAATTATGAGAGAGTTGAACCTTTAGGTTATAAAAATCAATTTGTAGAATATGAATATGGTTCAGATGTTTCAGAAATGAAATCTGTTATAGCTGTTAATGATAAGTTCTATACTCTTCAAAAAGATTTAGAATTAAAACAACAGTATGAAGGAAGTTCAGTTCAGGAAAATAGTTACTTTGAGTCTTTAGAGTCTGATGAACCTAATACAGATAATCATAGTGTAGAGGGTCTATCAAATGAAGAGATAAAAAGAATACAACAAGAAGAAGCATCAAGAAAAGCCTTTGGCAAACAGGGTTATACTTTACACCCTAATGCTATTGGTATTATTGACTCTAATGGGTCTGAGTCTGTATTCATACCTATAAGTGAAGCTGATAAAACTGAGGTAGTAAAAGATGATGAAAATGATGATATTTGTTTTTAATATATAAAATATATGGCTAAAAGTTGTAAAATGTTTCCTACTGTAAAAGTAGATGGTGTTATAAAAGAAAGCAAGCTCTTTAAGAGCTTGCTATCTTATTTTGCTGGTAATAGATTAAATGCCATTCATATTTGGAATAGAACAAGAAGTGAAGAGTTTAAGAACCACCCTGTGTATAGTAAACTTTCTTTTGATGAGAATGGTGAACCTACTTTAGATAGTTTAATCAATGTTGCTCATTTAGATAATGCAGTTAATATGGCTCAACTTGTTGAGGATATTAATAAAGAAATAGGTTATTATAAAAGAGGTAGTAAAGAATTAAAACTTTATGTAGATAACAATAAGAATTATTATATGTTATTTGATAAAGCATTAAAGTTTAATACTACAAGTCCTCATAGAAATAAAGTATCAGTTAAAGTAATTAGAGTACAAAAAGGGGACCATGTACTAATAGCTATTAGAGCATTTGATAATACATCTGGTAAATATTCTTTAGAAACTGAAAAAGGTATAGCTAATTATAAATTAAATCAAGTTCTAAATAATATATTATCAGCTAATGGAATAGCAGTAGATGCTCTTACTGACCTTGAAGAAAGAATGGGTATAAATGGTGTTGCTGATTTTGACCAAGCACAAAGAGCAGCAGATGGTTTAATACATCTTATAAGGTTAGCTAAAGGTGAAAAAGGTGAAAAAGCATTACCAGAAGAGTTTGCACATTTTGCTTTAAGAGCAATGAAAGACCAACCTCTTGCAGAGAGATTAATAGACTTTATAGATAAGAAAGGTTTAGTTAAAGAAATATTAGGAGATAGTTATGAAGACTATAAGATTAAGTATAATAACAATCCTAAGTTATTAGCTGAGGAAGCTGCTGGTAAATTACTTGCACAACATCTTAACTCTGAGTTTAATAAACAAGAGGTTAAACCTTATACTAATCTATTATCAAGGTTTATTAATCTGCTTAAAAATTTCTTTTCAAAGTTTAATGAAGATAGTATCAAAAGAGCAAAAGTAGAAGCTGACTCTCAAATGAGTGAACTTGCTAAAAATATTCTAAAGAACAAAGTAGAGTATAATGTTGATACTATTAAAATGGGTAATAGATTACTTCAAATAGGTAATAGGGCTGAAACATTAAAAGAAGCTGCTATTAAGATGAGTGACAATGCTAAAAAGAGGTTAAAAATCTATGAGAATAGAACTAAAAATAGTGAGTTCTCTGAAAAGCAAAAAGAATATATTACTCAATTAGATATAAACATTGAGAAAGAAAATTACAAACAGGCTATTGCTGATGTGTTAACTTATAGTGTAGATGTGATGAACCAACTAAAGACTAAGTTAGAGAGCCTAAATACTAAAGAAGATATGTCTTTACAAGAAAGAGCTGCTTTACTTAGAGATATTAGAAACTATATCTATGCTAATGCTGAGGTCTTAGATACAGCACAGAAACAATACATTTTGAATAAAGACTCTGAAGATGACTCTTTAGAAGAATTAAAAGAAATGATTAATGAGTTAACTATTCTTAATTCTGACTTAAAAGGTATGTTAGATGTAGCAACTAAAGATGTAGTAGTTAAAATGTTTGAACCTTTTATAGGTGAAGGTATTACTTATCACACAGGTAAATACAAAGGTCATACATTTACTATTGATGAGGTTATGCACTTTGTACAAAAAGACATATCATGGGCAGATAGATTTTTAGATAGTGCAGCTGACTCTGAGTCTTTAGTAATTAAAATATTTGACCAGATAATAAAAGAAGCTAAGAATAAAGCAAGACTTGAAGCTATTGAAGACTCTAAAGAATTAAAAGCAGCACAAATAGAACTTGAAAAAGCAGGTATAAAAGATACTGATTGGATGTATGCAAGGGATGAAAATGGTAAACTTACTGGTTACTATATTTCTGAAATTGATTATACTAAATATAAGTTAGCTAAACAGAAAGCATTTGATGAGTTAAAAGAAGAATATGGTATAGGTACACCATCTGAAGATATTACAGGTTATAGTAGAGCAAAGTATAATTGGATAAATGATAATACTATTATGACAGAAGATGGTAAAAGAACACCTGATATAAATAAATACCATAATGATAATTTCCCTGTAGAAGGTTCTGCTCAAAGAAAGTATTATGATACTTTTATGAAGTTTATGACCAAGTACAATAATATGTTACCAGAGGGAACTATGAGACCTAATTCTATTATAAAGATTAGAAAAGGTTTAATAGAAAGAGTTAAGGACTCTGATAGTATAAAGTCTGGTGGTAAACAGATATTTGAAGCTGTTAAGGATGCTTGGCTTAGAAGGTCAGATGATATAGATATGGGAGTATCAAATTCTATGCAAGACTTTGAAGGTTATGAAGTTCAAACTTTACCTTTATATTATACAAGTCTTAGGAAAGGAGAAGATATAAATGATATGTCAACTGATGCTACATCTACTTTAATATCTTTTGCTTCTATGGCTCTGGACTATAATGAAATGAATAAAGTAATTGATGGTCTTGAACTTACAAGAAGTTATTTAAGAGATAACTTAGAAGTACAAGAAAGTAAAGCTAACAATCCTGTAGTAGAAGAGTTCAAGTCTTTAGGTAAGAAAGTAACAAGACCTTTAATTAAAAGTAAATCAAAATTACTTGATAGACTTGATGACTTAATGACTATGCAAGGTTATGGTAGATATATGAAAGATGAAGGCGATTTATTTGGTATTCCTATTGCTAAGTTAGCTAACAATATTAATACATTAACCTCTATTAATATGATTGGTCTTAACTTATTAGGTGGTATTTCTAATATTTTTACTGGTTCAGTTATGATGAGAATAGAGTCTTTTGCAGGTGAGTTTTTCAATGAAAAAGATACTATTTATGCTGATAAAGAATATGGAGCTAATTTACCATCTTATGTAGCTGAAATAGGTAAAAGAGTTAAAACTAATAAGTTATCTTTATTTGATGAATTATTTAATGTTTTACAAGACTATGAACAAGAAATCAAGGACTCTGATATGAATATGAGAACAAGGTTTACTAAGTTATTTGGTACAGGTCTTTTATTCTCTATGAATAATGCAGGTGAACATTGGATGCAAAATAGAACTGCTTTAGCTTTGGCTCATAGATATAAAATGTTAGATGATAAAGGTAATGAAACTAACCTTTGGAAAGCATTAGAAGTTAGATATATAGACCCTAATGATAAAGATAAAGGTGCTAAATTAGTTATCAAAGATGGTTATACTAAACTTGATGGCTCCCAATTTACTAAAAGAGACATTTTTGAGTTTACAAAAAAATCTTATGCTATTAATAGAAAAATGCACGGTACTTATAATAAGTTAGATAGGTCTGCTATTCAACAGTATGCTGTTGGTAGAATGGCTATCTTATTTAGAAAGTGGATGAGAGATGGTTTTAATAGAAGATTTCAAGCATCTACTTATAATATGGATTTAGAGCAAGAAACTCAAGGTTATTATAACACTGTGTTTGAGTTTGTAGCAAGAGGTATAAAAGAACTTAAACAAGGTCAGTATAATTGGATAACTAATTATAAAAACTTATCAGAACATGAAAAGAGAAACTTTAGAAGAGCATTGACTGAAACAGGTCATATATTAGCTCTGTTAGCTATTATATCTCTTTGGGATTGGGATGATAAAAAGAATAGACCTTGGTATAAGAAGATGTTAGAATATCAGACTTATAGACTTTATTCAGAATTAAGTTCAATGTCTGTTACTCCACAAATGCCAAGAGAGTTAATTAAGATTGTTAACTCTCCAGCAGCAGGTGTTACCACAATTAATAGTATGTTAGGTTTATTGTCTTTATTTAATCCTTATAACTATGAGTTTATGGGAGGTAAAGATGCTCTTATGAAGTCTGGACATTATAAAGGACACTCAAAAGCCTATAAGATTTTATTTGAGTCACCTTTAGTACCTATGAATAAGAACTTTAGAAATGCAATAGACCAAGAAGATGCAACTAATTACTTTAAGCAAGGCTTAATGTAATACAAAAAAAAAGAGAGTAGTATTTAACTACTCTCTTTTTTTATTTTATACTCCTGAACATAAAGTAACCATTTCCTTTTCTTCTT